CTAATAGGTTTCTAAATACACCTTTTTTCGCGCCTTCACTATTTGTACTTTTTTGCCTAACTCAAGGTTTAGTTCGGCATTATCATTTTTGAGAATCACTTCTTGATCGGTTTTTAACAGTATAGGCAAACCCAATGATTCAAGTATTCGATTTAGTTCAGATACATCTATAATCCAACACCAGTCCTTGCGATTATTTTTGCCCGGAATTGGCACGCTACGAAATGACAGATACTCACCAGTTTCTTTTTTGTTAAACAGAACAGGAAATGAAGTGTCTTCCTGACGAATCAAATTGATTGTCTGAAACGGCTTTCTTCCACGGTACTCCAAGTACAATTTATATAAATAGAAAACATAGTCGTGGGTCAGTCGACAAACACGTCTTAGGTCAAAAGATACCGTTTCAGATGTTTTGTCAAAATCTTTAAAAGAAAGCAGGCGCGGAGAATATTCCTCTGCTATTACAGTTTCAAATGCGTCTTCTGCATGTATCCTTAATGTTTTGACTGAATTAAAAAAATGCTGCAATTTAGAATAGTATGTAGTCATATAGTTCGGTATCAGTTGCTCCTGGTCCAGACCGAGGGGCGCAGAAAGAGAGATTCTACATTGTCCGTCCGAATTAAAGGAACAGAGATTTAAAACTTCGTTTGCTATATATTGACGGCTCTGATACTCAACTTGAAGCACTTCGCATTCTGCGTCAATGGTTTTTCTAAAACTATAAATTGATGCACTTCTCAAGTCATTAGCCCACTTGTCAAATTCTGTTTGGTGACGTACTTTTGCAGGCAAGAGTTCTGCTAAAGCATTTTTAGGCGTACGCGTAATACTTCGTGCCATGTCACAATCTTGCCCAATCAGTACGAACCACTCGCCTTTGCTGTTTGTAAAAACATCGCCAGCTGCTACGGGCAAAAAGTAGTCATTAATCGTATAGTCAAAAGCCTCCAATGTGTTTAGCTTTTGAAGATCTGTGTCCGACAATTCTTCAGTATCCTCTAAACTGTTGATGACTCTCGACAAACGAATCATTCTTTTTATTGTATTAGCGTCTTCACGAGGGGTGGTTGCTAATAGTCTAATCCAATCATTAATGATTTCGTATTCTGAGGCTCCTTCTGTTCGGGCTTTTTGTGCAAGAAAAAATGCAATTCCCTTATTCTTAAGGGCTTTATCAAAAGCAGTACTCATACTCACAAGAGTTTCATTTTTAAGTTCGGAAATAAAATAGAAACTTATTAGACGGAGCATCGCCAAAAACCCTGTAAAATCAACGGGAACAGAGGTAATTAGAAGTGGTTAAAAGCGGGAAAATGTAGGTAATTCACACATTATCCCTACACTATTTCTATACCTCTGTTCCTACACTTTTATGCAACTTATACAGACTATTTTATTTTTTCAATCTCTTCTTTCAGCCACTCAAATTCACGCTTGGTATAGACCTTTTCGGTGATGTCAGAGATCTTATGTCCGACCATATATTTGATGGCATATTCGTCCACCTCGTACCGCTTTGCTGAGGTGACAAAGTGGGTACGGCCGTCATGAGGCCGGTGGTTTGGATTCAGGCCGAGTTCATCTCGAATACGCTCAAATGCCTTTTGATAACGGGCATAGGTTAGCTTGATATTTTTCTTTTTTCGGCTATTGGGGTCGACCCAGTTGAGCAGGTAGGGACTGTTCAGCTCGGCGGCCTCTTTATATTTTGACTCGACCAAGGGGCGTATCTTGGAATGGATTGGGACAACTCGGTCCGTGCCGGCATCCGTTTTCATGCCGCCCCGGAAGGTGCCGTTTTCCAAGTCTACATTCTTCAGCTCCAGTAAGCCCAGCTCCTGCGGCCGCCAACCGGAATAGCATTGGATTAGGAGAATGTCAATGCCGTTCTTCTTTCCAAGGTTTTCCCAAAGCAAACCCATCTCGTCATCCGTAAATGGGATATGGCTTTTCTCCACAGTCTGGATTTCTTTGATAAGGTCATCCGTTAGCTTGAAAGTTCTGGAGTAGTTCCGATCCACCAATTCATATTCCACCGCGTAATCCAGCATCAGATTGAACAAGGACTTGATTTTGTTCTTCATAGTGGCAGTCGGACGCTGTTCTTTCCCGCGGACGACAGCTACACCCTCCTCCATGCAGCCTTTCACATGGCGGGCACGGACATCCATCACGCGCATCCGATATACTCCGGAACAGTAAGCCCATGCAGACTCCACCGCCTTTGTATCGGCCACGGTTTTCTCATATTCGGGAAACCACTGCTTGTAGAGCTCCTCCACTGTGATGGCTGGATTCAAGTCGTATGGGTTTTTGTTGTACTCCACCAAAGCCTGATAGGCATCATTATAGGTTTCAAAGTAAGACTCCGGTTTCAGTGGCTTGGAGATTGGGCGGCCCTCTGGAGTTTTTCCTATGGTGACCATGGCGCGGAAGGGTTTTCGGAGGTTTCGGTTCTTAATCTCGCTGATTTGTCCGAAGCCATTGGGCAGTCGCCGGCGCTTGTGATTCTTGCTGCGGGGCTTTCTTCGTTTTGCAGTCGACTGGATGGGATAGCCGCAATGGGGACAGTTCAGAGCTTTGTCGCTGACCGGAAGCTGGCATTCCGGACATTGAGTGAGCATAGATAGACTCCTTTCTAACCGTTGAGGTTGATTTATCATTGATAATCATATATTATAGTGTAGGAATTGTCAACTCCTACATAAAACTTTTCTAACTTAGATTAGAAAGGGGGACCTATGGTTATCGGCGATAAATCAACCTGCCCCAGATGCGGCGGGCCATTGAAGCACTATGACACAGTGAAACGAGTAGTGCGGACAAAGGGTGGAACACGGGACAGGATTAAAGTCCGACGGGCGTATTGCCTTCGATGCGGAGCAGTCCACAGACGATTGCCGAACACCCTTCTCCCCTTCAAACAGTATGAGGCCGAGGTAATACTTGGCGTGCTGGAGGGATGGATCACTTGTGAGACCTTGGGCTTTGAAGACTACCCCTGTGAAATGACCATGCTCCGGTGGCTGTCGCAAAAAGCACAGCTCCTATTATGGAGAAATCCGTAATCGAAAGGAGCTAAGAAATCATGAAACTGATACCCGTAGATCAAATACCCAAGATGAACGGCTATCACAAGCTGCAAGATTTGATCGAGGAGTTTGTAAACGGAGACGCTAAAATCGTAAAAGTAGATTTTGGTACAGAAGACTACAAATCCCCGACGGTCTGCCGCTCTTGTCTGGCCGCAGCCATTAAGAGGTCAAAACATCAGGTCAAGGTATGGCGTCGTGGTAACGAAGTGTTTTTGAGCAAGGATATTTGAAGAGAATTGAGCCGTGTGACAACGGCTCTTTTCTTTTTTTTTCGCAGATTATACACTCCCTGTTATGGAGGTGAAAATAATGTACTTGAAAAAGAAGTCCTTTATGAGTGAAGTAACAAAGAAAGCGATTGACGACTTTAACCGTTTGGATGATCGGCAATTTATGAGGAAATACTTTTGCCACAAACTAACATATGCTAAGCGAGTGGCGAAATATGGAGACCCGTATATGAAGAGTCCATTGGCTAAACTCGGAAAGCTTTTAAGCAGAATTCAATCTATGACTTTGAAAAGTATTAGATCCAAAAGAGATTGAGCCGTTTATAGCGGCTCTTTTCTTTTTTCCGCAGATTTTGCATCTTCTATTATGGAGAGGAAAAAGATTACCAGCAGGGTATGAAAGTGAAAAGGCTAAACGTGCGAGCGCAAAAACTTTGTTTGTATTGGATGTCTACACGGAAAGTCGCCTCTCTTTCTTTTCCACTGAGGCTGTTTTTACGAAAGGGCGGTTGCTAATTTAGAATAGCCGTTGAAAGGAGGTAAACGCCAATGAATGAAAACGAGTTCCATCCTGGTTCGGTGCCGGTGCTGGTCGCGGCCAGGGTCTATGGCAAGGATGCATCCTGGGTGCGGGCCGGCATTGTTTCAGGATGGCTGCCCATTGGCAAAGCGACCCGAAACGGCAAGTTGGTGACGACCATTGAAGAAATGGACTCCCGATATGGGCGCATCAATTTCTACATCTCACCCAAGCGCCTGTACGAGGAGACCGGATATTTATGGAAAGGAGAGCGGCATTGACATGGGGACGGAAGTTCGTCCGGAGATTTCGGACAAGAGCAAATATTGGATTGAGAAGCACCGCTACTATGAGTTGAAACATTTCTGCCTCCAGTATCCCATTTGGAAGAAAGCTCATGACGCTCTGGATGGGCTGAGCAAGCGTCCCGCCGACCTGGAAGTGTTTGTGAAAAGCGGACAGGTCGTCGGAGATCCCACTGCCAGATGCGGTATTGCTCGGGCCTATTATGCTGAACGGATGAAGATGGTGGAGCAGGCTGCGTTGGGTGCAGACGCTGAACTTTATCCTTATATTTTACGGGCGGTGACAGAGGGGCTGTCTTACACCGCCTTAAAGATGCAGGCAGACCTGCCATGCTGCAAGGATGTCTACTACGATCGATACAGGCGGTTCTTCTGGCTGCTGAGCAAGGCGAGGGATTGATATGAGGATTGTGGACATCGCCGTGAAGCAGCTCTATCGGTTCAACTGCCCGAACTGCGGAAGCAAACTGGAGGCTGAGCGCGGCGAACTGAAGGATATGGGCGGAAAGGTCAGCAAGTTTCAATGCCCGGTATGCCGGAAAGAGTGCTTCATTTCTTGGAGCGCCCTGCGAAAGCGCATTATTTACGAAAACCAATCCGCAGAATAAACATCCTCCTTTATGGAGGTGAGTCACGTGAAACAAAACTGGCTGGAAACCATCGGGACTTATGTGCTCGTAGGGGCTGCATCCGCGGCGGGAGCGGCTTTGTGGAGCAAAGTCTTGGAGAGAAAGGTAGGTGAGTTTGCACAGAAACGACATCGGCCGAAATCAGAGAAATTGATAGATTTCAAAGAAGCGAAAAGGAGATTGAGCCGTTAAATGCGGCTCTTTCTCTTTTTTCAGGACGCAGGTGACGGAAAACCGTGTTACATTGGTATCTGAAAAAATCCCGGGTGGGAAAATTCTGAAAATCATTTTGAGGAGGTCTTGATATGACTGCTGTAATTGCGCTTATTATTGGATTTCTGGTAGGGGCCGCCGTCTTTTATCGCCGGCCGGTGGGCAATCTCCGCATCGACCAGTCTGATCCGGTCGACCCGCCATATTTGTTTCTGGAGCTGTCCTCCGATGTGGGACGCTTCCTTCACAAAAAATATGTGGTGCTTCGGGTTCGGGCGGAAAACTTTCTCCCGCATGAATGACAGCCCCTATTATGGAGCCAATCCAAATTTTTTGAAAGGAGAAGAACGGACATGGCAGAAATTCGATATTTGTTGGACGAAACCATTGAGATGGAACTTCAAAACCTGAAAAACTTCAATGGGGACGGCAAGGAGAGATCGGCGGCGATCGACGACATCGTAGCGCTGTATAAACTCCATATCGACGAGGTCAAGACAGAGGTTGACGCGGAAGAGAAGCGCGAGCGCCGGGTCATGGAGCGCGCTCGACAGGAAAACGAGCGTGCGAACCAAGGCTTGGAAGAAGCGTTCAAGCGGCGCCAGCTCAAGGAACAGGCTATCGATCGGTATGTGAAGGTCGGTATTGCGGCTGCGGAGTTGATTGCGCCGCTGATCTTCTATGCTGTCTGGATGAAGCGAGGGTTCAAGTTTGAAGAGACCGGAACCTTTGGTTCGACAACATTCCGAAATCTGTTCAATCGGTTCAAGCCGACTGCAAAAGGTTGACTTGGCATCCAAGCGATGGGGTCGTGTGAAAAACACGGCCTCTTCGTTTTTTCGCCGATTATGCAGGGTGCTTTATGGAGAGAAAGCAAAGAGCTCTTTCTGTCTCTCGACTAAAAACCGGAAATACTGTATGATAAGATACAGCCATGACCGGATTAGCTGGAGGTAATGAAAGCGCGAAACAACAAGGGTAAGAAGATTATCAAACCGGCAGGCAGTGAGTTGATGGACTACCTGAACCGGGGCTACGCGATCTGCAACAAGTGCGGAGCGGTCATGGATCGGAGAAGAGATCCTCAAGGCGGATGCGATATTTACACCTGCCCGTCCTGTGGATGGGAAATTGACGAGATGGATTATGAGTACGAGGATGGTGACGAAATGGAACTCGTACTGGATGAAAGAGGTGATGACCGCCTGATCTATCGGAACGACATGCCGCCCGCTGGATGCAGAGCCTGCGGAGGGCCGTACCCTTACTGCAAGGCATCGTGCAAGATGTTCGGCAACTAAACATTATCAACGCGGAGGAGGAGTCCCGTCACAGGGGCTTTTCCTCTTTTTGTTTTGGAGAGGGACATGCGATACCACTTTGAAAAACCCATCATCTATTTGTCCATGTACGGCCAGCGGTATCTCTGCGATCATCCCGTTTATCACAGTTGTACGCTGTTTCTTATTGAGGAGAAAGGCTTGGCGGTTATCCAGCAGCGGTATGACCCGGAGGTGAAGGTTACCTTTTGGACCGAGGTGGATGCTTGGCTCACCGATGCCTTGTATCTGCATCCTAAATTTAAGGAGTTCTTTGATAGCCGGGCAGGCGTGTGTACGGACGGACTTTACCCCACTGTGACCATCCGGCAGATCATGTGGGCGCTGAAAATGAAACCTTTGCCAAAGCAGCGATGGGAAACGGTGTTCGACCGGCGGGATATTTGATGCGCCAAATCCACAGCCCCTATTATGGAAAGCCAATGCTGATATGAAAGGGGTTAAGGAGCATGGATGAGATGAAATTGCTATCGAAATTCACGACAGGAATCGTTTCCAAACTGGCAGAGGTGGCTTTGCGAAAGAAGCTGGATGTCGATGCGGACATCGCACTCAAGGAATTGCAGGTCACCATTGTTGACGGGAAAACGCATATCCATCTGGATTTGGATGCGGAACTCGATAAGGAAGAATTGACTAAACTTTTGAAGCGCATTGGAATTTAAGGAGCTGAGCCGTTTATAGCGGCTCTTCTCTTTTTTCCGCAGATTTTGCATCTTCTATTATGGAGAGGATGATTAGTTCAGTTGGTAGAGCATCGCCACAAAATGGCGCTTGTCGCCGGTTCGAGTCCGGCATCAGACTCTCTCACTTTTGGAGCCTATCCAGGCTCTTATATTTTTGAAGGGAGATGACAATGAACTATGAAGGCGGAGGCAGGGTATCCGGATATGGTCATGGAGGACTTTATCGAAGATCTCATTGGCGATATTGAATACAACATGAAATTGGTCAAAATCAGCGACCCGTATTTTGAACAGCTCAGCGTTGAGAAATTTGCGCTGGAAAGTCTGCTTCAGGAGATCGGGGCGCAGGCTGGTATTCCACCCACTGCTGTTGCGGTAAGGTTTGTCGAAAAGATGAACAGCTCCGTCGGAGAAAATGACAAGGCAAATTACACATTTTCCATTTCCAGAGACGCCGCCCAATCAATTCTTGATGGGCTATATTTTGATAATTGAAAGGAGAAAAGCTCGAATGAAACCCAAATGCAATCTGGCGAACAAAGCCGTCCGAAAACTGAAGAGGGCGTCCCCTACTATTTTGGCTTGTTTCAGCGCGGCCGGGGTAGTTGTCACTGCTGTATTGGCGGTGAAAGCTACACCGAGAGCGGTGGACCTGATACGGACGGACAGCCGGACAAACCATGACGGCGATCCTTATGCTGCCACCAAGACAGAGATGGTCAAATCCGCATGGAAATGCTATGTGCCCGCTGTGACGATGGGTGCGGCGACGATTTTCTGTATTTTCAGCGCCAATGCAATCAGTCGGAAACAGCAGGCATCTCTGATGAGCGCCTATGCTCTGGTTAGCCGTCAGTTCCGGGAGTACAAGAGCAAAGTGACGGAGTTCTACGGAAAAGAGGCTCATGAGCGGATCATGCAGTCCCTTGCTGTGGAAAAAGCCCAAAAGACGCACCTCATAGCGCCAAATATAGTCAACACCTCTTCACTTGATTTCGAGGGTGCGGATGAAGAAGAACGGCTGTTCTATGACATTTTCTCCGATCGGTATTTCCAATCCACAATCAGCCGGGTATTGCAGGCGGAGTATCATGTCAACCGGAACTTTGCGTTGATGGGCGGCTTTGTGCCACTCAATCAATTCTATGAATTCCTTGGAATTGAGCCGAAAAAAGAGTTCTCTGAATTTGGATGGTGGGTCGATGATGAACTTTACTGGATCGATTTCGGCCATACCAGAGCCATGGTGGATGATGGATTGAACGGAGAAGTCGAGTGCTGGATCATTGAAATGGACTGGCTCCCCACTGACAAGGAGCCGGACTGACCCGCAAAAATCACAAACCCTATTATGGAACGATATAACGAAGGAGGTTGCTTTATGGAAAAGAAACAGATTTTCAAACTCATTTCCCTGGCAGGGCTTGCACTGGGCGGCATTGGAACACTGCTGTCCGGATGGGCCGACGACCAGGAACAGGATGCGATCATCGAGGAAAAAGTCAATGAAGCACTTGCCAATCGCGGCATCGAAGAAGTGGAAGAGTCCTAACAAGGGCTCTTCTCTTTTTGGAGGTGTCTGAAATGAACGAAGCGGCAGTACGAACCATTATTGAATATCTGGAGAATTCAGATGCGCCGGAGTTATATTGGCCGCAGCAATGGTTCGAGGAGGTGTGCTTTTCCCGCTGGGCGGCCGAAGAGTTGATCAACGCAATTTTGGATCATCCCATGGCTCCGGCAAAGGACACCATCGAAGAATTCATCATCAAGATGGAGGTTTATGCTTCCATGTCAGAAGGCCGCGACTGCGGACGGATATTTTCCATCGCGGCGGAAACGGCAGCAGAACTTTTGGAATCGATTTGAAAGGAGCTCCTTATGGTAGAACTTGCGATTTTATCGGTGTTTCTGCTTATCCTGGGCATTGGTGGCCTGATAGCAGATTATGTGTTTCCTCATATTGGTCCGCTTCAACGGTGGATCGACAGCTTGCCCATGCTGGAAGATGAGGAAGAAGAACTCCTGACCGAGCGTTGTCCGGATATTTTGCCAGAGGAGGAAGCGGCATGAACAAACAGGCTTTTATGAACATTGCGAAAGGGGTCAAGCAGGCCCTGAGAAAACACAGTCCGGAGATTTTGACTGGCATTGGCATCGCCGGCATGATTGCTACCACCGTGACCGCAGTTAGAGCCACCCCCAAAGCACTTCAGCTTATTGACGCGCGGGAAATCAAGGAGGAAAAGCGTCTTAGTACGGCAGAGGTGGTCAAGACCACTTGGAAGTGCTATATTCCGGCGGCGGTGACGGGAACGCTGTCGGTGGCTTGCCTGATTGGCGCCAGCTCAGTCAACGCCAAACGCAATGCGGCTCTCGCCACAGCCTATACCATCTCAGAGACGGCACTGAAGGAGTATCGGGAAAAGGCTCTTGAGGTAGTGGGGCCCAAAAAGGAGCAGGCTATCCGGGATGCGGTGGCGAAAGAAAAGCTGGAAAAGGCCCGTGTGGAAACCAGAGAAATCGTCAGTACCGGCCGTGGGGAGACGCCCTGCTTCGACCCGCTGACCAATAGCTTGTTCAAATCGGATATTGAAACCATCCGAAAGGCGGAAAATAACCTGAACAAGCGGATGCGGGATGAGCTGAAGATCACGGTCAATGAATTCTTGCAGGAGATTGGCCTTGAGCCATGTGATGATTCCATCGGAGAGACCATGGGCTGGGATATTGATAAGGGCTACATCGACCTGGATTTCAGTTCCCAGCTGGTAAACGGCGTTCCTTATCTGGTCATCGGGCATCATATCCCGCCGCAGTATCTCGGCTGGTAACATCCGCAAAATTTGCATCTCCTATTATGGAGAACCAATCAATTACATTTTTGAAAGGAGATTTTCATCATGGAAGAACTGAAAGTCATGAATACCGAAGTTGAGGAGCTGGAGCCCGAAAACGAGGTCGAGGAGGTTTCCGAAAATTCCAGTGCGGGCGCATTGTTCGCGGGGATCGTCGGCGGCTTCATCGCTTACGCTGCTATCTGCGGAGCGAAGAAGCTCAAGGCGTTCATCGACGAAAAACGCGCCGCCCGGAAGGCAGCGGAAGCCGTTCAGGCTACGGAGGGCGCCGGAGACGACGGCGGCGAGAATGAGGCGGATTCCTGAATGAAGCCTTGATATTTGAAGAGAGGGTTCGCCGAGGGGAATACCTGTAACAGGGTATTTCCCTTTTTTCTTTTGGAAAGGAGGCTTTTTCATGAACCAGTACACCTACAATGGCCCTGTTATGGAATTCGACAGGTGTATCATGGATAACTTCAAGGCGAGTACCTGCGCAGTTTCTGAGCGGAAAGCGCGGAGCAATCTCGCCTATCAATTCAAGCGTCAGCATAACAAATTGCCTGGAACAAGGATTTCCCTCCCCGGGAAGCTCGTCCAGGTCGTGTGATATTAGGAGGAAGTGGAATGGCAGAATACCCCAACAATTCTCACAATGCCAGAGAGACTCAGCGTGACAGCAGTCCTCCCGACAAAAAGGTTGAGAAGGTGGTTACCAGCTCAGTCAAATCCAGAAAAAAGAGCGAGGTACGGAAATTCGCCGGCATCTTCGTTCCCGAGGACACCAACAGCGTTAAGAGTTATATTTTGATGGATGTGGTGGTCCCCGGCATCAAGAATGCCATTGCGGATGTGGTGAGCATCGTTCTGTTTGGCGAGGCCGGGCGTATCGGTGGGAAAAAGAGCTCTGGTTCTAAGGTATCTTACCAGAGGTACTACGACGATAGACGGGATGACCGGAGGGAGTACAACCGGCCCAGAATGGCTCAGGGCTATGAGTATGATGACATCATCATTGAGTCCCGCGGAGATGCCGAGTTGGTTCTGGATCAGTTGGAGGAGATCATCAGCACCTACGGCGTGGCAAGCGTAGCTGATCTCTATGATTTGGTGGGCATTACTGGGCGCAGCTATACCGACAACAAATATGGTTGGACGGATATTCGCAATGCGAAGGTAGTCCGTGTACGGGACGGCTATATCTTACAGCTCCCAAGGGCTCTGCCTATCAGCTAAAGGAGCAATTATATGAAGGATAAGAAACAAACGTTGGCATACAGAATGGGACAAGCTCTTGCTGTGCTAATTGCTATCTGCCTCGGCATTATTGTGATTGCACTGACTGTTCGGTTTGTTCTATGGCTGTTTTAGGAGGAACTATGACAAGACCGGAAATTTTGCAGAAAGCAGAAGCGTGTGTTTGCGGCCATCGGGAGCAGGAATACGGCTCCCCGGAGAACAATTTTCAGACGATTGCCGATCTTTGGCGTGCCTATAAGGGCGTCGATTTCACAGCTGTGGATGTCGCCATGATGATGGCGTTGCTGAAGATCGCGCGCATTCAAAGCGGGACTGCTACCGAAGACAGTTTCGTGGATCTGGCTGGATATGCGGCCTGTGGCGGAGAAATCGCCACTGATAATCATTAAATACGGAGGTTTATATTTACCATGAAAAAGACTGAACTGATGAACAATATGGGGCGGACCTTCCATAAGGTCGGTTTCCAGCTTCAGAAGAAGAGCCCGGAAATTCTGGTGGGGCTCGGCATTGTGGGCGTGGTCACCAGCGCCGTCATGGCCTGCAAGGCTACCCTCAAAGTGAACGAGATTGTCGAAAAGACCCGGGACGATCTGGACCGCATCCATAAGTCTGAGGAGACCGGCATGACCCCTGCTGGGGAGAGTTACAGCAAGGATGACTGCAAGAAGGATCTTACCATCACCTATATCCAGACCGGCGTAGCTTTTGCTAAACTCTATGGTCCTGCTGTGATGCTGGGTGCCGTATCCGTTACCGGTATTCTGGCCAGTCACCGCATTCTGAAGAAGCGTAATGTTGCCCTGGCCGCGGCCTACACCGCTATCGACCATTCTTTCAAGGACTATCGCAAGCGCGTCCTGGACCGTTTTGGCGAGCAGGTGGAGAAAGAACTGCGGTACAATATCAAAGCCCAGGAGATCGAGGAAACCGTCGTAGATGCCAAGGGCAAAGAGAAGACGGTTAAGAAAACAGCGGATGTGGCTGACGAGGGATGGGACCCCAGCAAGTACAGCCCCTATGCCAAGATTTTCGACGAGCTCCATCCTGATTGGATGAAGGACGCAGAGCGCAATATGTTCTATCTGAAGGCAAGGCAGAGTCAGGCCAACGATATGCTGAAGGCCCGCGGCCACTTATTCCTCAATGAAGTATATGACCTGCTGGGCTTTGAGCGAACCAAGGCCGGCGCAGTAGTTGGCTGGGTCTATGACCCGGATGAGCCCATCGGAGATAACTTTGTGGACTTCGGTATCTTTGAGATCCAGCGTCCCAAGGCTCGCGACTTTGTCAACGGCTACGAGCCGGCTATTGTTCTGGACTTCAATGTGGTGGGCGACATCACCAATCTTATTGCTACCCATCAGTATCTGTAAGCTATGAGAAAATTTGAATTTACTTTGATTCCGGTATTGACCCTATGTTTGTCCCTTCTTCTGGGGGTAGCCGCCGTGCCGGCAGAGAGCAAAGCGGCCACTCCGGCAAACACTATGCAGATAGCCCATACGCCAGCTGAACCACTTCCGGAGATCGAACCTGCTCCACTTCCCAAACAGTGGACGGACGAAGAAGCGACTGCTTTGGCAAAGATGCTCTGGGGCGAAGCCAGAGGCGTTCCCTCCGATATGGAAAAAGCGGCCTGTGTATGGTGTGTGCTGAACCGGTGCGATACTTATGACCAGACTATTTTGGAAATTGTGACCGCGCCTTATCAATTTGCAGGCTATCATGCGGAAAATCCGGTGGATGAGGACTTGCTGGCTCTCTGTGAAGACGTGTTGACCAGATATTTTGCGGAAAAACGGGGTGAAATAGATGTGGGGCGGGTTCTTCCCAAAGATTATCTCTGGTTTACTGGTGATGGTCAGCGAAATCATTTCCGCAATGCCTATACCGGCGGAACAACATACGATTGGAGTTTGAGAAATCCATATGAACATTGACAGGAGGTTTTACCATGAAACAGATCAAACGCCATTTCAGAACCCTTCTTTCCTACTCCTTGGCGACGGTGTCGGGCCTGTGCCTCATCAGCGGCGCCGCAATCCTTTCCGGCAAGAGGTAATGGACATGGAGGGACTGACCAATTTCGTGTCCATGTTGGACTACATTTTAGACAGCCAGAGGAAACGCCACATTGTAGGCGGCATTCTGCTCAGTGCATCCCTGCTGTTTGGCGGACTGGCTATGACGGTTATGAGCATCAAGGATGAGGAGGGCAACAGCGATGAGCAAGATGACTAATGTGCTCTCTTTCATTGCCGGTGCCGCCGTGGGCGGTGGGGCAGTTTGGTATTACATCCGAGAGAAGGAAGCTGCTCGTGCCAATCGGGAGATCGACTCGGTCAAAGCCGCCTATGCCAAGCGGGAGCATACGGAACAGCCTGGTGAAACACCGTCCCCCATCTCAGCCGGAAAAATTCAGGATAAGCCTGACTTGGCCGAATATGTCAAAAAGTTGGAACGAGCGGGCTATACAGAGTATTCCCGGACTGTCGCTTCCACCGGAAAAGCGGATTCCGAGGCTTCGGAGGATACCCCCTATGTGATTTCTCCGGCGGAGTTCGGGGAGATTGAAGAGTACACAAAAATCAGTCTGACCTATTTCGCCGATGGGGTGCTGGCTGATGAACTGAACGAACCTGTGGACGATGTGGAGGAGATCGTCGGCGACGCACTGGAGCATTTCGGCGAATATGAGGAAGACTCGGTATTCGTCCGAAATGATGCCAAGCGGTGCGATTATGAGATTTTGCAGGATCTCCGCAACTTTAAGGATGTGCTGGAGGATATGCCTCCCCGTCCTGATTAAGAGGAGGCTTTACCCTTGACCAGAGATGAGCTGATCAATCGGTACTTCGATTGGATGTACCAGCTCGTGGTCGACGACCGATATTCTAAGTCCTATCGTAAGCTGTTTGTCAGGCTGCACGATACGGAATTCACATACACGATTCCGATGGACGGCAACCGGGCCGAGGACGGCATCAACCTTAGATATCGATTCGGCCATGAACAGCATTACAGTGACGCTATGGTTGCGTCTTTTCTGGATGACAGGCCATGCAGCATCTTGGAAATGATGATCGCCCTTTCTATTCGATGCGAAGAGCATATTATGGACGACCCCGATATTGGCAACCGGACTGGACAATGGTTCTGGAGTATGATTGCCAGCCTGGGGCTTGGGTCTATGTATGACAGACGGTTTGACCGGGATTATGTGGATGATGTCCTTTCCCGTTTCTTAACCCGTGACTACGCACGAAATGGAGAGGGCGGTCTTTTTACCGTCAGGCAGAGCGGACAGGATATGCGGTCGGTCGAAATCTGGTATCAGATGTTTCGTTACCTGAAAGAAAGCTTTGCCTGATATTTTCAAAAGAAGGAGGGTTACGCCATGAACGAGACCATACACAATATTTTTGTGACGGTCAAGCCGTCCAGAAAATTGACCAAGGTCAGCCGGCGCATGACAGTTCTCACACTTGTGGGGGTTGGTTATGCAGTTTGGTCTGAATTAAACCGCAGGGAGCAAAATGAGAAAATCGACCTGCTGGCCAGAAAAATCAAAAATCTGGAGCATGGTGAAGGAGAGTAAGCAATGTAATGTTAGACTTCCTTATGATTTCGACGCGCAGCGGTAAGCGCGGTGTAATCGAGATCTATCCGAAGTTCATTATCAAGAAACCAAACGACTTGATGATTCGAGGTGGTGACTTCTACGCTATCTGGATTGAAGATCGTGGTTTATGGTCTACGGATGAGCAGGATGCGGTTCAGCTCATAGACCGCGAACTGGATAGATACGCCGAGGAAAACCGCCAGCGTTTTGACAACAACATCAAGGTCCTTCACATGTGGGATGCGGAAACGGGAGTAATCGACACCTGGCACAAATACTGCCAAAAGCAAATGAAAGACTGCTTCCACATGCTCGATGAAAAACTGATATTTTCTAACACGGAAACCACCCAAAAAGACTATGCCAGCAAGCGTCTCGGCTATCCTCTGGAGCAGGGCAGGATAACTGCTTACGAAAAGCTGATCTCCACGCTCTATACTCCAGAGGAACGCCACAAAATCGAATGGTCTATTGGCGCCATCGTGTCCGGAGAGTCCAAAAAACTTCAAAAGTTCATGGTTCTCTATGGTGCGGCGGGAACCGGTAAGTCCACTGTGCTCAACATTATCCAGCAGCTCTTTGACGGATATTATTCCGTTTTTGACGCAAAAGCCCTCGGCTCTTCCAGCAACGCCTTTGCTCTGGAGGCTTTCAAAGGCAATCCCCTGGTGGCCATTCAGCATGATGGCGATCTGTCCCGCATCGAGGACAATACCCGGCTCAACAGTTTAGTGTCCCATGAGTTGATGACGGTGAATGAAAAGTTCAAATCAACCTATGCCAACCGGTTTAAGGCGTTTCTCTTTATGGGTACGAACAAGCCGGTACGGATTACAGATGCAAAGTCCGGCTTAATTCGACGGCTGATTGATGTATCGCCGTCCGGCAGCAAGCTCGGCTTCCAGGAGTACAAAACTCTGATGAAGCAGATTGAGTTTGAACTGGGCGCCATCGCCTACCATTGTCAGGAGGTCTATTTGGAAGATCCGAACTGCTATGATGATTATATTCCCATCGCCATGCTGGGAGCTTCCAACGACTTCTACAACTTTGTAGTGGACTCCTATCCCGTTTTCAAACGCGAGGATGGGACTTCACTGAAGGCGGCATGGGAGATGTATAAGACCTACAACGAAGAGGCGAAGGTCGCCTATCCCCTCAGTCAGAGGGCATTCAAGGAGGAACTGAAGAATTACTTTCGGGATTACAGCGAACGGTTCAATTTGGAAGACGGGTCCAGGGTCCGGAGTTATTACAGCGGTTTTCGGACGGAAAAGTTTGAAGACCAGGCTCCTTCTCAGACGGAGCATAAGCAGACGCTTCTCCAATTCGACGCTGCGGAGTCCGTTTTTGACCAGATGTGTGCGGACTGTCCCGCCCAATATGCGACCTCTAAGGAAACGCCGGCACAGAAGTGGGAAAAGGCCTCCACCAAACTCTCCCAGTTGGACACCAGTCGGCTCCATTATGTCAAAGTCCCGGAAAATCATATCGTGATCGACTTCGATATCCCCGATGACGATGGCAACAAGTGTTTTGAGCGAAATTTGGAAGAGGCCAGCAAATGGCCCGCCACCTATGCAGAAGTGAGCAAAAGCGGATGCGGTATCCATCTGCATTATATTTACACCGGCGATGTATCCAGGCTCAGCCGTGTCTATGATGACCACATCGAGGTCAAAGTGTTCACCGGAAAAAGTTCCCTTCGTAGAAAATTGACCAAATGCAATAATCTACCCGTCTCGACAATCAGCTCGGGCTTGCCACTGAAAGGAGAAAGCAAGATGGTAAATGCCAAAGCGGTGCAAAGCGAGAAAGGGCTTAGAGTTCAGATCAAGCGCAACCTCAATAAAGAGATCCATCCGGCTACTAAGCCCAGCATCGATTTCATCCACAAAATTCTGACGGACGCTTATGAAAGCGGCCTGTCCTATGATGTCACCGATATGCGCAATGCTGTCCTGGCGTTTGCGGCCAACAGTACCAATAACGCGGACTACTGCATCAAGTTGGTAAACAAAATGCCGTTCAAGTCCGCCGACCCGTCCCCTGCGGCCAAGAATGATGATGCCAAACTGATATTCTACGATGTAGAGGTCTTCCCCAATCTCTTCTTGGTAAACTGGAAGATCGAGGGAAGCGACCAGCCCGTTGTACGGATGATTAACCCAACACCCCAAGAAATTGAGGAGCTGATGAAGTTCAGGCTGGTGGGTTTCAACTGCCGCCGGTATGACAATCACATTCTCTATGCCCGGCTGATGGGCTACACCAATGAGCAGTTGTATAACCTATCCCAGCGCATCATCAGCACGGACAAGAAGGCCAAGAGCAATAACTGCTTCTTTGGTGAGGCCTACAATGTCTCCTACACAGATGTCTACGATTTCTGCTCTAAAAAGCAGTCTTTGAAGAAGTGGGAGATTGAACTGGGCATTCACCATCAGGAACTCGGCCTCCCTTGGGACCAGCCGGTGCCGGAAAACATGTGGCTTAAAGTGGCAGAATACTGTGACAATGATGTTCTGGCCACCGAAGCGGTGTTCAACGCCCGCAAAGCCGACTTTGTCGCCCGCGAAATCTTGGCCGATGTGGCCGGGCTGACGGTCAATGACACCACCAATACGCTGACCGCCAGAATTATATTTGGCGGCAACCGAAACCCCCAAGATCAATTCAACTACCGGGATATGGGCGATACGACCCAGATCTTCGACCCCGAGGCGGATCTTCCGTTCAAACCGGAGTTTGACGAGTACACGGCCTTTGACAAGAAAAAGCGTCCCATCTTTCCCGGCTACAAGTTCGAGAACGGCAAATCCATTTACCGCGGTGAGGAGGTCGGCGAAGGCGGCTATGTCTATGCCGAGCCCGGGATGTATGGCAATATCGCCTTGCTGGACATCGCTTCGATGCATCCATCCAGCATCATCGCGGAAGAACTGTTTGGGGCGGAATATACCAAGCGGTTTCAGGAGATCAAGGACGCCCGCGTAGCCATTAAGCATAAGGACTTTGAAAAGGCCCGCAAAATGCTGAATGGCTCTCTGGCTAAGTATCTGACGGACGAAAGTTCTGCGGACGCTTTGGCGCAGGCGCTGAAGATCGCCATTAACTCAGTCTATGGCTTGACCTCGGCCAACTTCGAGAACCCCTTCCGGGATAACCGAAACAAAGACAATATCGTCGCCAAGCGCGGAGCCCTGTTTATGATTAACCTCAAGCATGAGGTGCAGAAACGGGGCTTTACTGTTGCCCATATCAAGACGGACTCCATCAAGATACCGGATGCCAATCCTGCAATCATCGAATTCGTGATGCAGTACGGCGAGAAGTATGGTTACACCTTTGAACATGAGGCCACTTATGACCGGATGTGTCTGGTGAACAATGCAGTCTACATTGCCAAGTATGCTACGGCCGAGAAGTGTCAGGAACTTTATGGATATGTGCCGGGTGACAACAAAAAGCACCCCAACGAGTGGACAGCTACCGGTACACAGTTCCAGATCCCTTATGTATTCAAGAAGCTGTTCTCCAAGGAGGACGTTGTCTTCGAGGACATGTGCGAGACCAAGTCGGTCACTGGAGCTTTGTATCTGGACATGAACGAGAACCTGCCGGATGTAAGCGAGGCTGAAGTAGAATTGGATACTCGCCGTAGTAATGCACAGCGCACTCGACGCGATGATACTTTTGGAGACCGAGATCGTTCTGGCAAAATCACATTGAAAAAACAGAATTCCAAATTTGATAATCTCTCCGACGAGGATCTCAAGGATAAAATCAGCGAAGGCCACAACTACATCTTCGTAGGCCGTGTCGGGCAGTTCTGCCCCATCAAACCCGGGTGCGGCGGTGGCCTCCTGTGCCGGGAGTCTGTGGATAAAAAGACCGGAGAGAAAAAGTATGACGCTGCTACCGGAACCAAAGGCTATCGCTGGCTGGAGTCGGAAATGGTCAAGGAATTGGACAAACAGGATGCCATTGACCGCAGTTACTACGATGCGATGGTAGATGCTGCTGCTCATGATATTTCCGAGTTCGGTGATTTTGAGTGGTTTGTATCGGACGACCCTTATATTCCGGAGGACAAGCCGCCTTGGTTTGGGCCGGGAGAACCATGGAAAGAAGAAAAATCCGCCTTTGATGTGCGGTGAATGCCATCATTTATCAACAAGAAGGAGAATGCCCTATGTCCCGTGAAAACAGAGAACCCCTTATCATTGAAGATGCCCACATCATGTTCCGTAACTTTTCCGGCAAGGAAAGTAAATACAATCGGGCCGGACAGCGCAATTTCTGCGTTGTTATCGATGATCCTGAGACGGTTCGGGCCATGGCGGAGGATGGATGGAACATCCGGGTGCTGGCGCCCAGATCTGAGGACGAAGATCCTCGCCACTACATTCAGGTCGCAGTTCGTTTCGACAACATTCCGCCCAACATCTACATGATCACCAAAAAGACGAAGACTCGTCTGGATGAGGAGTCGGTTGGCGCTCTGGACTACGCCGAGATCCGCAATGTGGATGTCATCATCAACCCCAGCCCTTGGGAAGTCAACGGCAAGAGCGGCATCAAAGCCTACCTCAAAACCATGTATGTCACCATTGAGGAAGATGAATTCGCGGCCAAGTATGCCGAAATGGAAGGCCCCGAGGAGTAAGTATCATAAGGAGATGGGAAGCTGGAGGAGGAACCGGCTTCCCATCTTCGCATTTTGAAAGGAGAAAGACAATGAAACCTTTCTGGAAAAAGCCCGGGAAGAAAAAATCGAAAAAACATTCTAAATCAACTCAGAAAGCAAAGCCGCAGATACCGCCAAAATCGGAACCGTGGAAGCCACCATATCCATCAAAGCCTCCTACTGCACCAGAGGAGTCGAAGAAATACGAGCGGCCTCCAAAGGTCTCTGCCACGGTGGACAAGCCCCGTACTCATGAGAAAGAATTTCTTTCCACCTTCCGTCAGCTCCTCTCTGAGCGGAGCCGACCATGGGATATTTGGAAGGACTTTATCATCATGTCGGCCTGTGCCCTGTCCAATCCAGTGGATAAGATACACTACGAAGAACGGGAGAAGCGGTATCTCGACATTATTCATAAATATGGAAGACAAAAGCAGGCGCTCTTCCCCGAACTGTTCGCCCACATGGTAATGGCTTTGGAAGAGGACCCTGAACAGGACTTCCTTGGGAAGATGTATATGGATCTTAATCTCAGCTATGATGAACTGAAACAAGTCTTTACTCCATACAATGTCTGTCAGTTGATGGCAGATATTGCGATTGGCGACATTGTTTCACAAGTGGAGGAACAGGGCTATGTCACCATAAATGATCCCTGCTGTGGAGCCGGAGCAAATCTGATTGCGGCGATCCATACAGCGCGTCACAAATTGGAAAAGGCCGGCCTGAACTATCAGAACCATCTTCTGGTCACTGGACAGGATATTGAAGAAGTAGTGGCGTTAATGTGTTATATTCAACTCTCTTTGCTGGGCGTGGCCGGATTTGTCAAAGTCGGCAACACCATTACTAATCCGATGAGTCCTTCTGACACTACGGAGAATTACTGGTTTACACCTATGTATTTCAATGATGTGTGGTATTACCGGCGACTTGTTCATCGGCTTGATATTTTAATGAAAGGTGAAGGTGACCCGAAATTGCAGGCATAAGTCTTCGCGATTACCAACTGGACGCAGTCAAACGGATGAAAAATGGCTGCATCCTATGCGGCGGTGTGGGGAGCGGCAAATCCAGAACCGCCCTTGCCTACTATTATGAGCAACAAGGCGGCAAAGTGGGTTCGGACGACTACATTCCCATGACAGAGCCAAAGGATCTTTATATTATCACCACGGCTCGGAAACGGGATACCTGCGAATGGCAGGGCGAATTGGCACCGTTCCTACTCTCCACCCACCCGGAGTCAAATTACTACAAAAACAAGGTGGTGGTGGACTCCTGGAATAACATCGGTAAGTATAAAGAAGTGACAGATGCCTTCTTTATATTTGACGAGCAGCGGGTGGTAGGATATGGTGCTTGGACAAAGGCGTTCTTAAAGATTGCCAAGGCCAACCCCTGGATATTGCTCTCCGCTACGCCAGGCGATACTTGGCAGGATTACATTCCGGTCTTTATCGCCAATGGCTTCTATCGAAATAAGACAGACTTTATCGACCAGCATGTTGTTTATGACTGGCGGGCCAAATATCCCAAGATTGACCGCTATCTGAACACCGGTAGATTGATTCGGCTCAGGGATCGCATATTGGTCACGATGGACTTTGAGCGGCAGACTGTTTCCCATCACGAAGATGTGGCCGTCCCTTATAACATCTCGGCATATAAGGCGCTTATGCGGAGCCGCTGGAACCCGTGGGAAGAACGGCCTATTGAAACGGCTGGAGAACTTTGCTACTCTCTGCGGAAAATCGTGAATTCGGACGAGTCCCGGCAAGTTGCTCTTCTGGAATTGGTGGAAAACCATCCCAAAGTCATCGTGTTCTATAACTTTGACTATGAGCTGGATATTCTCAAATCCCTTTACTATGGTGAAGGCTTTGAGATTGCGGAATGGAACGGCCATAAGCATCAGCCGATTCCAGATGGGGAGAAATGGGTCTATCTGGTTCAGTACACCGCCGGCTGCGAGGGATGGAACTGCATCACCACGGACACCATTGTGTTCTATTCGCAGAACTATTCCTACAAGGTCATGGTGCAGGCGGCCGGGCGTATTGACCGCTTGACTACGCCTTATACCGACCTCTATTACTACCATCTCAAGAGCTTTTCAGGCATTGATTTGGCCATCAGCAAAGCGCTCAAGGAGAAGAAGAACTTCAACGAGGGCAAATTTGTGGGCTGGGCCACGAAACCAATGCCCAAAGCAGCTTGATATTTGAAAGGATCGTGATGAAAATTTAATGGGTAAAATCATCAATGCTGATTGCCTTGTTGTGTTGCCCCAAATACCGTCAAAATCAATAGATTTGATAATAACAAGCCCACCTTATGACAATTTGAGAAAATACGGAGATACGAAATGGAATATGAATATATTTCAGCAAGTAGCCAATCAACTTTGGAGAGTCTTAAAATCTGGCGGAGTTGTTGTTTGGATCGTAGGCGATCAAATTAAAAACGGTGGGCGTACCTTGACATCGTTTCGGCAGGCTTTATATTTTCAATCTATTGGTTTCAAAATTTACGACATTATTATTTATGAAAAAACTGGAGCAGGACCACCTCATCGCGGCCGCTATTTTAACGCCTATGACTATATGTTTATATTATCCAAAGGTCGGCCCAAAACGGTAAATTTATTAAAAGATAAGCCCAATAAATGGGCCGGAACGGCTACATATGGCAATGTAACTCGACGAGAACAAAATGGAAGTTTGACTAATAAGGGTCGTAAAATTATTGGCGATTTTGGCGTTAGAACTAATATCTGGAAATACAATAACGGTTACGGCCACGCAACTAAAGATAAGATTGCATATGAGCATCCAAGCATTTTCCCCGAAAAATTAGTGGAAGACCATATCACTTGTTGGTCCAATAAAGGAGACGTGGTACTTGACCCATTTGGAGGAAGTGGAACTACTTCTAAAGTTGCTCAAAAATTAGAGCGAAAATGGATACTGATTGAGCAGTCTTCTAAATATTGTCATATTGCAGAAGAACGTCTAAACGTATTGAAAGGATGATTTTATCTATGCCCGGATTAAATTGTGAAATCGGATGGAAGACCCGACTCTGTGAAGTGAACGGTGAGCTGGGTCAATTTCATATCTGGGAGCAGTGGTCCAATGTAGTAGATGCGAGTCCGCTGCGGGGCGGCCATCCCGGAGGCCAGATTGGTCAAGTCTACGGCATTGTCGAGTTTAAGGACGGTATCCGGCGGATTGACCCCGCGAAAATTAAGTTCTGCGACGAGGAGAACACCGTTCTGGCAGAGATGGAGAAGCACCATCAGGAGATGAAGGGAGAATCCAATCGATTGGAGGGCTCTGCACCCGTTTGAAAGGAGAAACTAATGAGCATCTTTGATGGCTACGCTGAGCACTTTGAGCGTCGAATGCGAGATATTTGGCTGGAGCATAGCGATGATCCGGAAGTCTGTCATCAGAAAATGGATGAGTGTATGTGTGAAGCACTTGAAGAGTTTGGATGTTATGAGGGCGTTAAGATTTTCAAGGAATCTGAGAAATATTATGCGTGAAAAAGGAGAAAATCATGATTAAATTCGAGCACGCCGAAGTCGTCGGCTGGGAGCACGCCATTCGTGGTATGCGCAACCCGATGAATTCCTGGGCAAAAAGTGATAGTGAGGTGTCTATATGTGAGTGCGAACGCTGGCCGCACGATGTCAAAAAGTCATTCGCCTGCCTCGGCTCCAACGACCTCGATCTGATGAAGCGCCTTCGCAATGCCGGCACTGATCACCGGAAGTTTATGCGGATGATTGCGGTGTATGTGGACCTGACTGCCCCGCTGTACTGGTGGAAGGAATTCGACACTTATAAGGTGGGAACGGTGGCCAATTCCTGCTCTACCATGCACAAGATTGCGGAGAAAGAGTTTACACTGGAGGACTTCAGCTGCGAGCACCTGTGCGACGACGAGTTAGAACTTTTGAAAGAGATTGTCACTCGTTTGAACATGAATCGCATCGCATTTATTGCTAAAGATGATAAACGAGTAGATCGGCATTCTGTTATGTCCGACGAGTGCTATGCGAAATACAAGAAAAAACTTTGGTGGCAGATGATCCAGCTCCTCCCCTCCTCCTATAACCAGCGGCGGACGGTCATGCTCAACTATGAAGTGTTGGCCAACATCTACAAGAGTCGGCGGAACCATAAGTTGGATGAGTGGCACACCTTCTGCGACTGGATCGAGGGTCTGCCGTACAGTGAGCTGATTACTGGCCCCAGTTTGAAAGATATCCCCATTAGTAATGAAATCATGGAAGAGGCAAAACGAAGAGTCCATGAGGAACTGAATACCCAGCTCGATCATTTCTGTAAATTACATGAGGGCTTCTCGATAAAAATTCCCAAAGAAAAGGTTGCCCCTGAGGTATTGAATCTGATTGAACAGATGGAGCGGGAAGAGCAGCAACGAGTCAAGTTTAGCAACCATATTCCGTTGGCCTATTATTGCCAGCGATGTGACGCAAAGAAAAATGGCGAGGCTACGGACGCGCATTGCCAAAAGTGTCCATATAAAGCGCAAAACGATAAAATGAAAATCGTCGAAATAAGCATTATGTCAGACGGTTCTCTTGAACCACGCTTTGTTATGGAAACGGAGGGTGACCACAATGGAAAGCAATAAATTTATCACTTCTTGGCAGGAAGTTCACACTATCGTGGATGACGCTATGGCGAAGGGCGATCGGTCAGTATCCATTTATATTTCGCCGGATGGTGGAATGTCCATTAGCGTGTCCCCTTGGCCCGATGAGGAGTCACTTCGAGTTGCCTATGAACAGGGCAAAATCTCCTACAATGATTACCGTAAGAGCATTGGACTTTCCCCTGTCAAGACCTAATTGACACCCTCCGGCGCACATGGTATGATGAATTCGGATAAGCCAAATCGACTATGCGCAAAAAGCACAGCTCCTATTATGGAAGGAGGTTGTTAGGCTATGGCTGAACGCAACGAGTCTCACCTTCTGAATGGTGGTGACGATCCTATGGGCATGACGGACAACCAGTATAAGGGTATGCTGCTGGACCAGTTGGAAGACTGGCAGGAAGTCCTTGATCTGGCAATCGAGGCCGGGAACACCGAAATTCAGAAAAAGGTGGAAAAACAAATCGCGAAGATCAACGAAAAGCTGAAATTCTAACCTCAGCCAAAGGGAAGGGCCTGCGGAAACGCGGGCTTTTCTCTTTTTGCTTTTATCAGGAGGAAAAACATGAATGAATATGGCATCAAAGAAACCCAATGCACCTATTGTTCTCATCGGGAGGTCTGTTCTCTGAAGGAGGAATTCCTTGAGGCTCAAGACGCAATCAACGAGGTGGTTCTTCATCGTGAGCAGAAAGATAACGGAGCCATATCCATGATCCGCATTCGGGACATCAAATACATCGAGCCGGTTGAGCTTTGTTGCAAGCACTATATGAAATCGGCTGCCACTGTCAGATGACGGAGGGTGGATATGGCACAAAAAAGAATACGGATGGTCAAACAGGATGTGCTGGATGACAAGCTGCGGCTTCTCTATGACGATGGAACTCAAGGAGTTCTGTGTTATGGAGAGGCCGTTTCTCGTTCTAAAATCCCGATTTCTATTCAGCCGGAGAGCTTTGTCGGTCTTACTCTCAAGCAGGCGAAGTTGAAGCTGGGGGTGAAGGATTGATGTTCCGAGTTATCATCGGCTTAGTGGCTCTCCTTATAGATGCGGCACAGATGCTCAAAGCGTATCGAGAACATAATACCGCCGGCGTTTTGTTCTGGGGCATTCTCTTTCTCGCTGTTTCTATCGGGATGTCATAAGGAACTCATTATCAATGATTGATATTTTTGAAAAGGAGAAAGAACATGGATAACAAGACAGCTCATAAAATCATCGCGGTGGACTTCGATGGTTGCCTCGTGGTTAACCAGTGGCCGGAGGTAGGTGCTCCCATCGAGAAGAACATCAACAAACTCAAGGCGGAGCAGGCCAATGGCGCCAAGGTCATCCTCTGGACTAATCGGGTCGGAGAGGCTTTGGACAAGGCACTGGCGTTCTGCAAAGAGCAGAGCATCCATCTGGACGCGGTCAACGAGAACTTGCCCGAGATTGTTGAGGCCTTCGGCGGAGACTGCCGGAAAATCTTCGCCAATGAGTATTGGGATGACCGGGCAGTGCTGATGTCGGAACAGGACATTGGTGAGTTTTCGGACGGGTATCACACCTTCAATTCCCTCTACCATCAGCGACTCGTCCTCTTTGCAGCTCTGGTGAACACTTTCCCCACTCTGGCTTGGAAGTCGCATAAGCACTTTGACGGTGAGGTTCCCTTTGGTGGAGGCTGGTTCATTGTCGGCATTGAAACGCCCACGGGCCAGTACACTTATCACTATGAGGAAAAGGACTGGGATCTGTTCCAGTGCAAGGAGGTTCCTACCGCACCCCAGTGGGATGGGCATACTGACGCGGATGTGGGACGGCTGCTGACTTTATCCGATGATTCAGAGGGCGGCATATCCTCTTGGGCCGCCAAAGAGGTGGAACTGGCCTGCCAGAAAGAAAAAGAGGCTTCTGAGGACAGCGGCGAATGGGACTATGGCGTGGCCTGCTATGAAAGCGCCCTCCGGGCTTATCAGAGCCTGTGTCGCGACGGCCACAGCGGGTTCAGCATTCAGATCACCAAGAGCATCCTCAACCGGCTGGTGGACGGTAAGTGCCTGACACCCGTCGAGGATACGCCGGATATTTGGAGCGATGTGACGGGAGAGTGCAGCTGGAAAGAGGGGTATCAGAAGTACCAGTGCAAGCGTATGTCCTCCCTGTTCAAGGAGGTCGCCCCAGACGGTACAGTCACCTATTCCGATGTGGAGCGGGTCTGCGGCATCGACATCAACTCGCCTAATGTAGCGTTTACGAACGGCTTTATCACCCGGCTCGTGGACAAGCTCTTTCCCATCACTATGCCCTATCTGCCTGCGGGAAAGAAGTTCCGGGTGCTTCGGGAGGATTTCTTGGTTGATCCCAAGAATGGCGACTACGACACCATGGCTTTGCTGTGGATTGAGACTCCGGATGGTAAAAAGGTGGAACTCAATCGCTACTTCAAGGAGAGCGGCGATGGGTTCGTCCCCATTGACAAGGCCGAATACGAGGAGCGGAAAGCGAGGAAAGTCGAATGAAAAACTCTGACACTCTGCTCGTCGGGTTCGACCATTCACACGGCGATAATGCAGTGTTGATTGTCGGACGAAAAGAAGCCGGCGAGGTCGCGCAGATCGTCAATCAGTTCCAAGGGAAAGAGGCCGAGGAACTTTATCAGCGACTTCTTCAGAAGCGCAGCGATTGATATTTTTTGAAAGGAGAAAAAGTTGTGGAGCAGAACAAAATTGAGAAAATGCTCGGTAAGATCGACTTTGCCGAGTTTGGAACCCTGAGAGACTATCCGTTCCTTATCGGGCTTCAGCTTGGCTTTTCCATGAACGGCGGAGGATATGCCGTCTGTGATGGCGGCAAATTCACTGTGAACATCTCGAAAGAGTGCAAATGGGAAAGCCAGACCCGCGAGGCTGCTGTTACGGCCTCCTTAGAACGGGCGGAGGAAATCCTTAAGGCCGCAAAGGTGAACTATGTGTCGGAACTGGTCGGCAAGCCTGTCGAGGTAACTTTGGTAAATAACGCATTCAAGGACTTTCGTATTCTTACGGAGGTCCTTTGATATTTTTGAAAGGAGAAAAAACAATCATGGCTAAGACAATGGAAATTTGCAAGGTGCGCAACGGCGAACGCTTTATCGTTGATGGCGAGGAGTTCGTCAAGCTGGGAGATATTGCTGGTGATGCCTTTGTGTTGCTGGCTGATACCCTGCCTGACTACTGTGCGTTTGAAAGCGAGGACGCTGATGACGACCGCGACCACAACAACTTCATCGGCAGCAATGTAAAGCGGGTAGTGGACGAATGGCTGCACAGTCACAAGGTTCTCTCCGAAGCGGCTCTGGCGCTTCCCATCGACCTGACCAGCATGGACGGCATGACCGACTATGGAATGCCTAATGTCTACGGAAGAATTCTGACGGTGGATGAGTACCGCAAATATCGGCGCTTCATCCCGCTGACGGATAAGCCTTTCTGGACGGCTACGCCTTGGTGTACACGCTCCTCGTTCTCCGGCGGCAACGGCAGCGCGTATTACGTGAACGCGGGCGGGAGCCTGTACAGCAACGACGTGTGTATCGCGTACCGCTGCGCTCGTCCCGCTTTGGCTCTTTCCCCTGAACTCTTGGTTTCTGTTTCCGCAGAAGATGGAGAGAGGGCGCTTTGCGACTACACCGACACGGAACTGCTGGACGAGCTTTTGCGCCGTCGTACCGAGAAGAAGGAGGTGCGGTAAGATGATCAGCTTTGGGACAAAAGTTGCTGTTCTTCCCGGAACTTCCTATGGCGGCCGCTTTGCCGGTCATACCGGTACTGTCTGCAAATGGCATCGGGAGACCAACAAAATCGGCGTAAATTTGGACGGGGTCCGAAATCCTGAGAGCAAAGAGGGCGTTTTCTGGTTCCCGGAAGAGCAGTTGAGCATCATTCGGCCCTGCCGCGATAGGAACGGGTTCATGTGGTGGATGCGCACTCCATACACCGGCATGGGCGAGAGTTTGAATGTGAAAAAGGTCATCTTCAACGGCCCCAAAACCATCGTAATCTGGGCAGATGGCTCTAAGACCATCGCCTCCTGTGGAGAGGGCGACGAATTCGACCCTTATGCCGGTTTCTGTGCCGCGGTGACGAAGAAGGTGTTCGGTTCCACCAGTGCAGTAAAGAAGATCCTCGCGCCTTTTATGCCGGAGCCGCCTGTACCCGATTTCTCCATGCCATCTATGACTGGCTTTGCTGAGGCGCTCAACAAGATCAGCAAAAAATTGACAGGGGGTAGTGACAATGCGTAAATTACTTAGAAGCATGGCAAAAGCCGAGATGGCCCGTATGGGATATTCTTGGGTGAACAAGCGTCTGCACAATAACCAGTGGCGTCGAGTGCTTGGCCTGCGGCCCATCAATCTGAAGACCGGGAAGCCCATTCCTGAAAACTTCCACGGCCCGAAGAAACAACGCAAGGGCTCTACTCCCTGCATCCTGAAGTATGTCTGATGTATCTGAAAAAAGCCGGCGGCAAGGTTTATGGAGCAGTGCTCACAGCGGCAGAGAAAAAAGCGATGGACATGGAGATCCAGCGCGAACTCGCCGAGTATGACCGGAAACACCTTGCTGAAATCGACGCGACTATTCTGTGGGTGCTGCATGAGCAATTTGGATTTGGCGCCAAGAGGCTCCGTGAGTATTACGATGCATACCATGACCGCATTGGCGAATTGATCGAACGCTACGAGATGGACAACGGAGATGATATTTGGCTCTGCACAGAAAAGCTGAAGACCGTCGGAGTCGATATAGAGGCCTGGCATAAAGAAATGAGGTGACTGATGTGGCGAACACAGACCGCAGAAATACAGAAGGCTACTCCGACCCGACGGCCTACCAAGCGATGAAGAATATCGAGGCCGAGGAAGAGCGGTTCCATAAGTTGCTCTATGCTATCTTTGATATTTGCGAACTGGCAAACTTCGAGATTGAAGGCCGCATTGTTCTGGTGGACAAGCAGACTGGACGCATCTGGAGGTGAGTAAAAACAGTGTGGGTTTGGCCCGGTTCTGTCTAATCTAAGATAGAATTCGGGCCACACTCATGCCGAAATTTCAGCCCGCTTTTCAGAGGCAAATACGGGCTTCTGCCCACTTTTTGTTGGAACTGTGGGCAATTTGGGGCGTCTGGTGAAGCTGTGTACGGACGAAAAGCCCAGAAAAAGTGGGTTTTGCCCAGTTTTATTTCAAAAGTGGGCAGCCGGAAACCGTTGCGGTACAAGGCTTTGCGGGTTCTCTGCCCACTTTCCCACTTTTTTCTTTAAGTAAACGCGAAAAAATAGTATCAAATTATATATAAGTGACGAAAAAAAGTGGGTTTTTGGGCAGAGTGAAAAAAACAGCATCAAATGATACCTAAACAAATCCCTCTTCCAATTTTTCTTGGGGTGTGCTATACTGAATTCGCCACACAATCATATAATTTCTTCAGGTAATGGGAAAATAACTTGGCAACAAGTGTTTTCTCTCTTTACTCATACCCATTGCCTGGGAAGAGATTGTGTGGCAACAATGGGAGATGCACTTCTTGCAAGGGTGCGTCTCTTCATTGGGGCGCACTCTTTTTATTTTCAGGATGATTGGAGGAAAGCACAGTGGCCGATCGAAAAACAGGTGGAGATATTGCGGGGGTTGCCGCTGCTGTGGCCGGAATTATCTCTGCCGTTACGCCTATTGTAAATGATGCCATGGAGAAACGGAAAGACAAGGTCGGTGGAAACGAACTGGTTGTTATCCCCGCACTCTATGATAAAAGCTTTCCTCTAAAGATAGAGCAAGCCTCGGAGCTCTTGTCTAATTACGGCTTAAAAGCCATGCCCAGTATGTTCACACTTCGAGAAGCCCATATGAAGTATAAAGATTGTTTCGATGGGCAGGTCATCAGTTCTAAACCGAGAAGCAATCAAAAAGTCCGTCCTGGAACAACCGTGCTGATTCGATACATCACGCAAGAAGTTATCAATGAGAGTCAGAGATTGTTTGATGAAACTGAAAAACAAAAAGTAGTTGCAAAGCATAAGCGAGCGGTTAAGCGTTCAGAGCAGATGAGCCGGGCTAAAGATGCAGTTGCTGATGTTACCGGGCGCGCAAAGTCTGGTGTTGAAAAAATTGTTTTCCGCAAAAACACAAAATTGAAGAAAAACGGAAAGGAGACATCGCATGAGTAAAGGTAGTGGTAAAAAGCGGAGCACCGCCGGTCTGATTTTGGATGTGATTTTAACCCTTTGCACTGGCGGGCTGTGGCTGATCTGGATTCTGATTCGTTATCTTCGGAACAACAGCTAACCAATGATAATTTGATATTTCTGGTTTGGCCGGGATGCCTGCGGGCGTCTCGGCTTTTTTATGCTCTTTTTTTGTTCCGCGAAAAAAACAGACTCTTTTATGGAGAGGAATAGAATGTGCTTTGCATTTTGCGACATTCTACGCCTCTCCTCTTTATTTTTGCCGAAAGGAGGCCTCAACAATGGCCAGAAGTTCCAAGCTGGAGAGTGGTTTTCAGGATCGTCTGATTGCCACACTCAAGGCGATGTTCCCCGAGTGCATGGTATTCAAGATGGATCAGCGCCAAGGCATTCCTGACCTACTGATACTTCATGGCGAGAAGTGGGCCTCTTTGGAATGCAAGCAGTTTGCGCGGGCCAAGAGACAACCAAACCAGGATTATTATGTTGGGAAAATGAACGACATGTCTTTTTCCCGGTTTATATCTCCCGAAAACAAGGAGGAAGTGTTGCATGATCTTCAACAAGCACTTAAGCCTTGAAGGCCAGCACGCGTTTCTTGGCGCAAGCAAATATCACTGGATCAATTACAGCGAGGACAAGGTTGCAGACTCTTATCTTCGCTTTTTAGCGACTGTGAGAGGTACGGAACTTCATGCCTTCGCGGCTCAATGTATCCGACTGGGGCAGAAATTACCCAAATCGCAGAAAACGCTTAATATGTATGTCAATGATGCCATCGGCTATAAAATGCTCCCAGAGCAGATTCTCTATTATTCGGAGAATTGCTTTGGAACGGCAGATGCCATTGGTTTCCGCAATAATTCCCTGCGCGTTCATGATTTGAAAACCGGGGAAATTCCAGCTCACATGGAGCAACTTTATATTTATGTGGCATTGTTCTGTCTGGAGTACCACATCAAACCAGCCAATATCGACATTGAGTGCCGCATTTATCAGAATGACCAAATTCTGTACGACAAGCCCTCGGTGGATATTATTGTACCCATCATGGATAAAATCGTCACCGCCGACAAGATCATTAAGAAAATCAAAGAACAGGAGGGATGACCCATGAACCCCATTGAGGAAGACATTCTGATGCACTATGGTGTCAAGCGGCGTTCTGGCCGCTATCCATGGGGCTCTGGTGAAAACCCTTATCAGCGCAGTGGCGATTTCTTAGCTCGGGTTGAAGAACTCCAAAGTCTTGGAAAATCCGAAAAAGAAATTGCCGGCGAAGTTGGTTTGACCACAACCGAGCTCCGAATGCAGGTTCGTGTCGCCAAGCATGAGCGAAGAGCTTTGTTGGCAGACAGGGCACGCTCCATGCGGGATGATGGGAAAACCTTGGATGAAATCGCATCTGCTTTGGGTTTTGAGAACGATTCTTCAGTTCGTGCTCTTCTGAACGAAAATACGGCCAAGAATAAGAATAAGGCCCAGGAGACTGCGGAAATTCTGAAAAAAGAGCTTGCGGAAAAAGGCGCTCTTGATGTCGGCGTCGGTGTAGAACAACAGCTCGGTGTATCTTCTGGCGTTCTTCAGGAAGCTCTGTTCATTTTGGAAACAGAGGGTTATAACCGTTATGGTGTTGGCGTTCCTCAAGTGAACGACCCTTCTAAACGGACAATCACCCCTGTCATTTCAAATCCGGACATCACTCAGAGAGATGCGTATCAGGATCTTAGTCTGGTCAAGTCCGTCGGGGAATACCATTCTTCTGATGGCGGCGAGTCTTGGGACAAGCGGGAATACCCCGCAAGCATCAGTTCGGACAGGGTAAAAATCCTCTATGGCGATGAAGGCGGCAAAAACAAAGACGGCGTGATCGAACTCCGCCGTGGTGTGGCCGATCTTGACCTTGGGGATTCTCACTACGCCCAGGTTCGCATTCTGGTAGATGGAACTCACTATCTCAAAGGGATGGCCATGTACTCTGACGACATACCGGATGGCGTGGATATCGTATTCAACACAAACAAGCAATCCGGAACGCCCAAGATGGATGTCATGAAGAAGATTAGCGATGATCCGGACAATCCTTTTGGGGCTTTTATCAAGGCCAATGGACAGAGCTATTACCCTGATCCCAATGGTAAGTATACCGATCCCGTCACTGGAGAGAAAAAATCTCTTTCTGCCATCAACAAGCTGAAAGAAGAGGGCGACTGGGACAAGATGAGCAAGAACCTGTCTTCCCAGTTTCTTTCCAAACAGCCGATGAAGCTTATTAAGAAGCAGCTTGATCTTACCTATGCGGACGCCGCTGATGAGTTTGACGAGATTTGCTCTCTGACAAACCCTACGGTTAAGCGAAAGATGCTTCTTGACTTTGCAGATGAGTGCGATTCTGCCGCAGTTCATTTGAAAGCGGCGGCGCTCCCACGGCAAAGCACCCAGGTTATCCTGCCCATCACGGCATTAAAGGAAACAGAGGTATTCGCACCTAATTACAGGGACGGAGAGAAGGTGGCTCTTGTTCGATACCCTCATGCCGGTACATTTGAAATCCCTGTTCTTACTGTCAACAATAAAAACCAGTCGGCGATTTCTATTTTGGGTCGAAACATTCGGGACGCTATTGGTATCAACCCAAAAGTCGCGGAGCGTCTGTCTGGTGCAGACTTTGATGGAGACCAAGTCGTCGTTATACCAACAGGCGGTAAAGTCAACATTAAGTCGACCAGAGCTCTGGATGGGCTGAAAGACTTCGATCCTAAAACTCAGTATTCCACTGAAGGACGTACTGGAGTTCGGCTTCTGTCTAAAGAAGCTACTCAGATTGAGATGGGCAAGATCTCTAACCTCATTACCGATATGACCCTGAGAGGGGCCAACGAGAGCGAACTGGTTCGTGCAGTTAAGCACAGCATGGTGGTCATTGATGCTGCTAAGCACAAATTGGACTATAAGCAGTCCGAAAAAGACAACGGTATCGCGGAGCTACGAAAAGCATACCAGGGCTATGTGGATGAGGATGGCCGGGAGGTAGGCGGAGCATCCACCCTTTTATCCAGACGCAAACAGGATGTTCGTGTACCGGAACGCCAAGGGAGCGGTCGCATTGATAAGGATACTGGTAAGGTGATTTATAAGGAGTCCGGTCGTACTTACATCGACCCCAAGACAGGCAAGGAGGTAAGGGCCACCACTAAGGCCAAGCTTCTGGAAGTAACCGATGATGCTCATAAGCTATCTTCCGGCACTCTCCAGGAAGAGGCCTATGCTGACTATGCCAATAAAATGAAGGCTCTGGCCAACGAAGCACGGAAAGAGTATACAAGAACAGGCACACTCAAGTATTCCAGCAGCGCTAAGACTACTTATCAACCTGAGGTAGACCGTTTAATGTCCGCTCTTAGAGTGGCGACCATGAATGCTCCTCGTGAAAGAGAGGCTCAACGCATCGCAAACTCCAAGGTGAAGGCCAAAGTTCAGGATAATAACATCACCGACAAGGATGAGATCTCTAAGATTCGGAGAGCTGCGATCAGTGATGCCAGAACAATGACCGGAGCAAGTGGAAAACGGGCCCGTATTACCATCACAGATGGCGAATGGGAAGCAATTCAAGCCGGCGCAGTTTCGGATACGGTGTTGACGCAGATTCTCCGTTATGCAGATCCCGACACCGTTAGAGAAAGGGCAACTCCACGAACCAGCACACAACTGTCGACTGCTCGTATCAACAGGATTAAAGCAATGGCCAATTCTGGCAACACAAATGCTGAGATTGCTCAAGCTTTGGGTATCTCAACTTCTGTTGTGTCGAAGTATTTGAATGAATGAAAGGAGTGAGAGCAAATGGCAAAGTGTATGCTGACAACTCATGATAACCCATACGACCCTTTTACCCAGTACGAGGCGTGGTATCACTTTGATGAAGGAAAAGGCTACCATTCTTGTGCTTACTTGGCCCGAATTGCTCGCACTTCCGATCGGCTTTCAGAAGAAGAAAACGACCAAGAGATTGAGCGAGCCATTAACGACATCCTTAAATACGATGTCCTTGGCATCTATAAGAAGGTCAAGCAGTCCGAAACAGAAAAAGTTAGCTGAAATACCTTCATCGGCGTTGACCCACTATGGACTGTCCGCGATTTTTAGCATCCCCGTCAAACATAGGGGGGGGCTGAAAAAAATGATACCCCCCCTCCTGCATCGCGGCGGTCCTCAAAAAAGCTCCGGCGGATATTTTTCAAAAATGTTTTTGGTTTGGAGCAGCATTTGCAGGAGCTCACAAGGTCGGTTTCGGCTTTGTGGGCTCTTTTCCTCCATCTTATCCAAGATGTCTTTCTCCTTTCGGCCCCGGTATAAGCGGGCTGGCTTTGTGAGTTCTTTCAAATGCTGCTCCAAACCCTACTAAAACCATTGCAATACTCGAAGAAAGGAGGCGTTCTCTTTGACAAAGGCAAGAACATCTGGCTCTTCTGGGCGAAAGATTCGACCAGCATTGTCCCCTGAAGCCAGAGAAAACCAGATGATCTCGCTGGCCGTGGATCTGGCGGAGAAACAGTTGATCGAGGGGACCGCCTCATCCCAGGTAATCACGCATTTTCTGAAACTGGGGTCTACAAAAGCCCAGATTGAGAAAGAACTGCTGGCCAAACAGGTAGATTTGGCCGAAGCAAAGGCCGATTCTATCAAGTCCCAAAAGAACATGGAGAAGATTTACCTCGAAGCGATGGCCGCTATGCAGAGATACAGAGGACAGGAGGACGAGTTCGATGAACCTGAAGATTAGAACTTATTCCGAGCTGGTCCAGCTTTCAACATTTGAAGAGCGGTATCGGTATCTTCGCCTCTTGGGGGCCGTTGGTAAGGAAACCTTCGGCTTTGACCGCTATTTGAACCAGTTATTTTATCGTTCTCCTGAGTGGAAGGAAGTTCGCAACCAAGTCATTATCCGAGATAATGGATGCGACCTTGGTATTGAGGGTCGGGAGATACAAGGCCGTGTCCTGATTCACCACATGAACCCTATTACAGCGGAGGACATCCGGGAGCGGAGCGACCTCCTTCTCAATCCGGAATTTTTGATTACAACGGCCCACAACACTCATCAGGCGATTCACTACGGAGACGAGTCTCTGCTGATCCTCACGCCAACCATTCGGAGCAGAAACGACACCTGCCCTTGGCGGCAATGAGAAGGGGGCCGCTATGCATGAATTTCGATGGGTGCGCGGGCATGTGGAAGTCTTCTCCCATGGCCTGTTTCAGTTTTCCGCAGACTCTATGGAGGAGGCTGTACGTGAGTTGTCCATTATCTCAGAAGAAGGAGGAACCAAGCAATGCAAACCGATTCCAGAAACCACGGAACCCGAGTAGGTGTAAAATCTTTGGACGAGACTTTGCGTTCAGAGACAGAGAAACCGCTTCGGGAAGCCGTACCCGTTTTCGCAATCGTGACTGATTGCATTAGGCTGAACCTGCGAAAAGCGGCGGATCGAAACGCGCCCGTGTTGAAGGAGCTTCCTGCCCTCACAAAGGTCAAGGTGGATGTGAATGGCTCCACCGAGGAATTCTGCCGCATTCAAACTTCCGAAGGAGTAAATGGCTACTGCATGAGGAAGTATCTTACGCTTTTACCATGAGGAGGGATGCCGCATGGAACTGAACGAAAGCATCCTGACCTCTATCAAGAAGCTACTGGGCATTGATGAGAGCTATACTCATTTCGATCCAGACCTCATTATACACATCAACTCCGTGTTCTCTATTTTAAGACAGATGGGGGTAGGTCCTGCCGAGGGCTTTGTAATCACAGATGAAGACCAGGAGTGGAAAGACTTTCTTAGCGGAAATCCGGCGGCCTTTTCTTTTGTTCGTACCTATGTGCACTTGAAGGTCAAACTCGTCTTTGACCCGCCTCTCAGTTCCGCTGCCATTGAGGCTATCAATCAGCAGATCAAAGAACTTGAGTGGCGGCTCTATGTGGAGGCAGACCAGCAGAGCAATCAATCAGGAGAGGAGGATCTTCAAAATGGAGCACAATGAACTCTACCATTATGGGATCAAGGGAATGAAGTGGGGTGTCCGGAGATTCCAGAACAAGGATGGCTCTTATACCGCAAAAGGCAAGAAACGCTATTCCTCAAAGGACGAACCGGAACATGACGACTATAAGAAGGCGCACAGCAGTAAAAGCGTGAAGACCATGAGTGATGCTGAACTGAGAAGTCGCCTGAACCGCCTGCAAATGGAGCAACAGTACAGCAAGCTGTCCAGCGCTGATGTAAATAAAGGCAAGGCCTTCGTATCCAAGAGCATGAAAGTGGCCACCGCTGCGGCGACGGCTACTACTACTGCGCTCACTCTTTACAACAATGCGGACAGGATCAAGAAAATCATAGAGGGACTTCGCAAGAAGTAAGGAGCGAAAACGCTATGGCAGTATCAAACACTGCCGTCCCCAAATATTACGGCATGTTTCGAGATGCCGTAATTCGAGGCGAGATTCCGGTTTGCAAGGAAGTTTCCATGGAGATGAACCGCATTGATGACTTGATCGCCAATCCGGGTATCTACTACGACGATCAGGCCGTAGAGGGCTGGATTCAATATTGTGAGGCGGAGCTGACCTTGACAGACGGCTCCGATTTGCATCTTCTGGACAGTTTCAAGCTGTGGGGCGAGCAGGTATTCGGCTGGTACTATTTTGTGGAGCGCACAGTTTATCAACCTAACGAGGATGGTCATGGCGGCCACTATGTCAAGAAGATGATCAAGAAGCGGCTGATCAACAAGCAGTATTTGATTGTCGGACGCGGCGCCGCCAAATCAGTCTATGACTCCTGCATTCAATCGTACTTCGAGAATGTAGACACATCCACCACCCATCAAATCACCACGGCCCCAACTATGAAACTGGCTGAAGAGGTTATGTCCCCCATCCGGACTGCTATTACCAGAGCCCGAGGGCCGCTTTTTAAGTTTTTAACCGAAGGGTCTCTCCAGAATACCACCGGTTCCCGTGCTGGGCGGATCAAGCTGGCCTCTACCAAGAAAGGAATTGAAAATTTCCTCACCGGCTCCCTCATTGAGATCCGTCCTATGTCCATCAATAAGCTTCAAGGTCTGCGGTGCAAAATTGCCACTGTGGATGAATGGCTTTCCGGTGACATTCGGGAAGATGTGATTGGCGCTATTGAGCAGGGCGCATCCAAGGTGGACGATTATCTTATCGTTGCCACCAGTTCGGAGGGCACTGTCCGAAACGGGGCTGGCGATACCATCAAAATGGAATTGATGAACATCCTTAAGGGGGATTACTTCAACCCCCATGTATCTATTTGGTGGTATAAGCTGGATTCCGTAGACGAAGTGGCCTACCCAGAGATGTGGATGAAGGCCAACCCCAATCTGGGAAAGACTGTCACCTATGAAACCTATCAGTTGGATGTAGAACGTGCGGAGAACGCTCCGGCGGCGCGAAACGACATTCTGGCCAAACGGTTTGGCCTTCCTATGGAAGGTTATACCTATTACTTCACTTATGAAGAGACTCTGCCTCATCGGAAGCGGGTTTTCTGGAATATGCCGTGTGCCATGGGGATAGACTTATCTCAAGGCGATGACTTCTGTTCTTTCACCTTCCTCTTCCCGTTGCGAGAAGGAAGTTTCGGCGTAAAGACTCGGAATTATATCAGCTCCCGCACCCTGAACAAACTCCCCGCTGCTATGCGGGCCAAGTATGACCAATTCATGGAGGAAGGGAGTCTGATTGTCTTAGAGGGGACGGTACTGGACCTGATGCAGGTCTACGAGGATCTGGACAATCATATCACCGACAAAGGCTATGATGTGCGGTGTGTGGGTTACGATCCGTATAACGCACAGCAGTTCATTGATCGGTGGGCCAATGAAAACGGACCTTTCGGTATTGAGAAGGTTATTCAAGGCTCGAAGACGGAGTCCGTCCCTCTGGGAGAGCTAAAAAAGATGTCCGAAGACCGGATGCTTCTATTTGATGAAGAGTTGATGACCTATGCCATGGGAAACTGTATCACGCTGGAGGATACCAATGGCAACCGAAAACTGTTGAAGAAGCGTTACGAACAGAAGATTGACGCCGTTGCCGCTATGATGGATGCGTATATCGCGTTTAAGGCCAACCGTGAAGCATTTGAATAAAATCATATGACCGCTGGACTCATTGTTGAGACCTGCGGATTTTTTATGCCCAAAAAACAAGAAGGAGGTGAGCGTCTGGATGGAGATTGCATTTGGTTCCAGGCTGAAGCACGCCTGGAACGCTTTTTTTAACCGAAATCCATATGGAGGGTACGGACTGATGGGGCCAAGTTATTCTTACCGGCCTGACCGGCCACGGTTTAGCCGGGGAAACGAGCGTTCTATTGTCACATCGGTCTACAACCGCATCGCCATGGACGCGGCGGCCTGTGTTCTCCGGCATGTTCGTCTGGATGAGGACGACCGCTTCCTCGCCGAAATAGACAGCGGACTGAATACCTGTCTGACCTTGGAGGCCAATTTGGATCAGACGGGCCGGGCATTCAGCCAGGATGTGTATATGTCCATGATGGATGAGGGCTGCGTGGCTGTCGTCCCGGTAGACACAACGCTGAACCCGGATGAGACCAATTCTTATGACATTCTGTCCATACGGACGGGGCGCATTCTGGAGTGGTATCCCCAGCATATCAAGGTGCGGGTTTATAACGACCGGACAGGCGAGAAAGAGGACATTGTGGTGCCCAAGAACAAGACGGCCATCATTGAAAACCCCTTCTACGCCGTGATGAACGAGCCAAACTCTACCAGCCAGCGGCTAATCCGGAAGCTGAACATTTTGGACGCCATCGACGAGCAGAGCGCGGCCGGCAAGCTAGACATCATCATTCAGCTCCCCTACATCATCAAGACCGAGGCAAGGCGTCAACAGGCGGAAAAACGCCGTAAGGATATCGAAGACCAGTTGGCAGGCTCCAAGTACGGGGTCGCCTACACCGATGGGACGGAGCATATTACCCAGCTTAATCGACCTGTGGAGAACAACCTGATGTCTCAGATTGAATACCTGACGAGTATGCTTTACAGCCAGTTAGGTATCACTCAGGAGATTATGAACGGCTCCGCAGATGACAAGACGATGCTGAATTACTATGACCGAACCATTGAGCCCATTGTGTCCGCCTTTGTTGACGAAGCGAAGCGGAAGTTTCTGACCAAGACCGCCCGGTCGCAGCGGCAGTCCATCGTGTTCTTCCGGGACCCCTTCAAGCTTGTGCCGGTATCCGAGATTGCGGAGATTGCGGACAAGTTCACCCGCAATGAGATCATGACCTCTAATGAGATCCGGCAGGTGGTGGGGATGAAACCCTCGAAGGACCCCAAAGCGGACGAACTCCGCAACAGCAATATCAGCGCAGCCAAGGAGAGCCTTCCGGCTTCCTCTGGCACAGACAAACCGACACCGAAGGAGGAGACAAATCAAAATGAAGAAGCCGAAGTGTGATTGCAGCGGCTGGGCAACCAGAAACAATCTGGTCTGCGGCGATGGCCGTGTCATTCGGAAGGACGCCTTTGCTGATTGTGACGGGGCGATCGTTCCCCTGGTCTGGAACCACCAGCACAACGACCCGCTCAATGTCCTGGGTCACGCCCTGCTGGAGAACCGCCAGGATGGCGTGTACGCCTACTGCACCTTTAATGAAACTGAAAGCGGCAAGGCGGCTAAGCTGCTGGTTCAGCACGGCGATGTGGAGGCTCTCTCCATCTATGCCAATCAGCTCAAACAGCAGAACCGGGATGTGATTCACGGTATGATCCGCGAGGTCAGCCTGGTGGTGGCCGGCTCCAATCCTGGCGCATTCATCGACTTCGTTGACCTTGCCCACGGCGAGGGAGCGGAGCAGGAGGTCATCATCGGTACGGGAGAGGGCATCACCCTTTCTCATTCTGGTGACGATGATGACGACGGTGAAAGCACCGAGCCCAAGGATAAGTCCGATGGCAAGAAGACAGAAGAGTCTGAGGGCGACGACGAAACGGCGGAAGATATACTCAATTCTCTCACCGATAAGCAGCAGAAAGTGGTGTACGCCCTGATCGGACAGGCCCTGGAGGAGGGCGGCTCCGATGATGACGATGACCCTGAAGACAAATCCGACGGCAAGCAGACCGTGAAACACTCTGAAGGAGGAGATAAGACCATGAAGTACAATGTTTTCGACAAGCCTGATGACAACCGGGAAACTATCCTGAGCCATTCCGCCCAGGAGGAGATCATCAGCAACGCCAAGACCAAGAGCATCGGCACCCTTCAGGGCGCGATGAAGCTCTATGCCGAGCAGCACAGCGATACTCTGAAGCATGGTATCGACGACATCGAGGCGCTGTTCCCCGATTACCGCGACCTACGTCCGGGCGCTCCCGAGGTGGTCAGCCGGGATCAGGGCTGGGTCACCGTGGTCATGAATAAGGTTCACAAGAGCCCCATCAGCCGTATCCGCACCAAGCAGATGGACGCCCGCCGGGACGGTATCCGTGCCAAGGGCTATAAGAAGGGCAGTCTGAAGACTCCCTCCGGCAACATGAAGCTGATTACCCGCACCACCGACCCCCAGACTGTCTACATTACCGACGCCATGCACCGGGATGACAAAATCGACATCACCGATTTCGATGTGGTGGAGTACCAGTACGGCGTGATGCGCCAGACGCTGAACGAGGAGCTGGCGGTGGCCATCATGATCGGCGACGGGCGCGAAGAGGGCGACGAGCACAAGATCTATCAGGAGCATATCCGTTCCATCTGGAATGACGACGACCTGTACGCCATTCACTACGATGTGGATGTGGAGGCCGCCAAGGAGGAGCTTCAGGGCAGCAACACCTCGGTCAATTTCGGCGAGAACTACATCTACGCCGAGGCCGTTATCACCGCCTCCCTGTACTCCAGAGAGCAGTACAAGGGCACCGGCACCCCGGACTTCTACTGCGACCCCCACCTGCTCAATGTGATGCTGCTGGCCCGCGACCTGAACGGCCGCCGCATCTACGACTCCAAGAGCGATCTGGCCAAGGCGCTGAATGTCAACGAGATTTACACCGCCGAGCAGTTCGCCGGTCTGGCCCGCACGGACAGCGAGAGCAAGCAGAAGAAGCTGCTGGGCATCTTCGTGAACCTGTCCGACTACACCATCGGCGCTACCAAGGGCGGTGAGATCACCCGCTTCAACCAGTTCGACATCGACTTCAATCAGGAAAAGTACATGATCGAGACCCGTCTGTCCGGCGCGCTGACCCGTATCCAGTCCGCTATCGTGCTGGAGGAGCCTGTAGGGGCTTAACGCCTCCGTGGGCTCATTTTTTTGAATGGAGGTAAGTCTGTATGAAGAAAATCTATGAACATTCGGATGATGTCCATGTGAAGAGCTGCATCGCCTATGGCAAGGCCGAGGACAAGAAACTCTACTGCGAGCCTGAGTACAAGACTCTGGCCGCGCAGGAGGAGCTGGAGGACGCCTTCCTCAAGAGACTGCTGCTGATCGACGACGGCACCAACAAGTTGGCCCCGGTGGCCATGATGGAGGACGGTTTCGTCACCGTTGTTGACGGAACCACTACTGGAACCGCCGCAACCACGGTCTGGACCGTCGGCGCCTGAGGAAATCAAAATGGCAAAATTTTATGGAGCGGTGGGCTATGCTGAAGTGGTTGAGACCGCGCCGGGGGTACGGAGTGAGCAGATCGTCGAGCGGAAATACTACGGCGAACTGGTCCGAAACACCCGCCGGCTGCAATCCTCCGAGCATCTCAACGATGACATCAATGTCGCAAATGAGATCAGCATAGTCGCCGATCCATTTGCCAACCAGAACTTCCACAAGATGCGGTATGTGGAATATATGGGCGCTCGGTGGAAGATCAGCAATGTGGAGGTGCAGTTCCCACGGCTTATCCTGACAATAGGAGGACTTTACAATGGACCGAAGACTGCTGCTGCACGCGGTTCTGTGTAAACTCCTGAACTGTCCGGAGACGGGAGATGCGTGCAGGGCCTATTTTCAGCCCCCGCCCAACACGGAGATGCAGTATGACTGCATTGTCTATGAGCGCAGCCGCATGGACGCCGATTTTGCGGATAATCTCCCCTACACCATTCACAACCGCTATCAACTCACAGCTATTTACCGCAATCCCGACAGCGGACTGCCCGGGGAGATCGCCAAGCTCCCCCGGTGTTCCCATGAACGGCATTTTACATCTGACAACCTGAACCATGATGTATTCAACCTGTACTTTTGAAGGAGGAAAAAACCTATGAGTAATCCCGGCAGAATTGTATGGGACAAGGTCGGCGAGCGTTTCTTTGAAACCGGTCTGGACCGCGGCGTCCTCTTCCCCATGGGGAGCAACAGCCAGTATGGCGCCGGCGCGGCTTGGAACGGCCTGACCGCCGTCAACGAGAGTCCTTCCGGCGCGGAGGCCAACCCTCAGTACGCCGACAACATCAAGTATCTGAACCTGATGAGCGCTGAGGACTTCGGCGCCACTGTGGAAGCTCTCACCTATCCCCCGGAGTTCGAGGCCTGTGACGGCACGGCTGAGATGGTTCCCGGCGTGACTATTGGTCAGCAGGCCCGCAAGGTCTTCGGCCTGAGTTACCGCACCCTGATCGGTAACGATGTGGATGGACAGGAGCATGGCTACAAGATTCACCTGATCTATGGCGCGCTGGCCTCTCCCTCCGAGAAGAACCGCCAGACGGTCAACGACTCCCCTGAGGCGGTCGCTTTCAGTTGGGAGATCAGCACTACTCCCGTGGATGTGCCCGGCTATAAGCCTACTGCCCATCTGACCATCGACTCCACCAAGACCAATGCCGAGAAGCTGAAGGCCTTGGAGGATATTCTCTATGGCAAGGACGCTGTTTCTGAGCCTGAAGCCCAGGCTGTCGCTCCCCGTCTGCCCATGCCTGCGGAGATCATCACGCTGCTGGCCGAGGCGGCTGGCTGATATTTTCTGTATCAAATAATATGCCTGCAAAAGCGGGGCTCTCTTTGATATGTACCCCCTCTACTGGGTGTCCAGTAAAGGGGGTACATATCACTTCACCGAGGGCTCCGCTTTCTTTTTTATTTATTGAAAGGAGAAGCGCATCATGCTGAAAAAGACTATCACTTACACCGATTACAATGGAAATCCCCGTACGGAGGACTTCTATTTCAACCTGAACGAGGCTGAGCTGGCCGAGATGGTAGTGTCTGTGGACGGCGGTTTGACCGCAATGATCCAGCGTATCGTGGCCGCACAGGACGGCAAGCAGATCATTGCCACCTTTAAGGACATCGTGCTTCGGGCCTATGGCGAGAAATCCCCGGATGGCCGCCGGTTTATCAAGAGCCCGGAGCTTCGGGACGCCTTCTCCCAGACGGAGGCTTATGTGAAGCTGTTCATGGAACTGTCCACCGACCATGATGCTGCGGCCGCATTCATCAATGGTATCATCCCGCCGCCCAAGAACACCGAAGCCGAGAAGCCGGCACCGGCCCTTTCCAACTGAGAAAATACTGGGGTGACCAGAGATGTTAAAAGTTGTGGTTCCGGCATCTGAGCAGTTTGATGATGCTGCCGAATGTTTTATCAACACCAAGGAACAGGTCCTCCAGCTGGAGCACTCTCTGGTCTCCCTTTATAAATGGGAGTCAAAGCACTGCAAGCCCTTTCTTTCCAGAGAACCCAAGACCACGGAGGAGTCCATCGACTATATCCGGTGCATGACAATTACCCAGAATGTAGACCCGAATGTGTATAACGCGATAACAAAAAACATTCTCGACCAGGTAAACGCTTATATCGATGCTCCGATGACTGCAACCACCTTTCCCAAGGAACAGGGGCGGGGCATCAACCGAGACATCATCACGGCGGAAATCATTTACCATTGGATGATTATCCACCATATCCCTTTTGAGTGTCAGAAATGGCATCTAAACCGGCTGTTGACCCTGATTCGTGTCTGCGATGCGAAGAGTCGGCCGCCTAAGAAGATTCCGAAGAGCGAACAGATTGCGCGAAACCGTGCGCTGAATGCCGCCAGACGGAAGCGATGGAATACGAGAGGCTAAGAGGTCCGGAATGATTAGATTTAGACAACAGGGCGACTTCACCAAGCTGACCCGCTTTCTGGAACGGGCGAAGGAGGTCATTCACCTCGGCGACCTTGACCGGTACGGAAAAGCCGGTGTGGCCGCTCTGTCGTCTGCTACGCCGGTGGATTCTGGTGAAACGGCCCGTTCCTGGTATTACGAAATCACGCACCGGAAGGGGTCCGTCACGATCTCCTTCCGCAATTCCAACATTCAAAATGGAGTTCCCATTGCCATCATTCTGCAATACGGACATGGCACGGGAACCGGAGGCTGGGTCCAGGGGACAGATTACATCAACCCTGCGATCCGGCCTATTTTTGAGCAAATCGCAAAAGAAGCATGGAGGGAGGTTACACGGCCATGAGCACGACGATTGACGAAAAGGTTGTTGAAATGCGATTTGACAACCGGCAGTTTGAGTCGAATGTGCAGACCAGCTTGAATACGCTGGAACGGCTTAAGCGGAGCCTGGATATGGAGGGCGCGGCAAAGGGACTGGAGCAGGTCAATGATGCGGCGAAACGGTGCGATATGTCCAAGCTCAGCAGCGCGCTGGAAACCGTTCAGGCCAGATTTTCCTCCTTGGAGGTCATGGCGGTCACCGCCCTGGCCAACATTACAAATTCTGCGGTCAATGCGGGCAAGCGGATGCTCGCGGCATTCATCATTGACCCCATCAAGAGCGGCTTTGACGAGTATGAGCTGAAAATGGGTTCCATCCAGACCATTATGGCCAGCACCGGCGAGAGTTTGGATATTGTCAACCAGAAGCTGGATGAGCTGAATACTTATTCGGACCGGACTATCTATTCCTTCGCTGATATGACTCAGAATATTGGTGAATTTACCAATGCCGGGGTCAAGTTAGATGATGCAGTAGCGGCAATTCAGGGCGTGGCCAATGTGGCGGCTGTTTCTGGCGCCAATGCGGCGGAAGCATCTCACGCCATGTATAACTTTGGTCAGGCGCTCTCTTCCGGCAGCGTCCGTTTGGAAGATTGGAAATCCATCGAGCTTGCCAATATGGCCACGGTGGAATTCAAGGAACAGTTGATTGAAACGGCTGTGGAGTTGGGAACTCTGGTAAAAGTGGGCGACCAGTATCAGTCTACCACTACGGATTTGAATGGAAAGGTTTCCGATCTGTTCACAACCACCACCATGTTTAATAACTCTCTCAGCAGCCAGTGGATGACCACGGAGGTTCTGACGGCAACCCTTGGAAAATACGCTGATGAAACTACGGAGATCGGCAAGAAGGCGTTCGCCGCCGCTCAGGATGTCAAGACCTTCAGTCAGCTGATTGACACGCTGAAGGAGAGCGCACAGTCGGGATGGGCAGAAACTTGGCAGCTCATTGTAGGCGACTATGAAGAGGCTAAGAAGACCCTTACTGAGTTCAACAATTTCTTTAGCAATATTATCGGCGCCTCCGCTGAAGCACGCAATTCGTTGCTAAGCGGGGCATTGATGTCGAGTTGGGGGCAGTTGAAGGACACGGTCAAGGATGCCGGCCTTTCAGTAGACGATTTCCGCACCGCCCTTCAGGAGACTGCTTCAGAAACCGTTGCCGACTTTGACAAGATGGTGGAGGAAGCCGGTTCCTTTGACGAAACTCTGTCCAAAGGCTGGCTGACCACGGATATTTTAACCAAGACGTTGGATAAGCTGGCAAACCAGGTAACCGGGACTTCGGAAGGCCTGTCGGCACTGTCTGACGAACAGCTGAAGAGCGCCGGCTATACCGAGGAACAGGTGCAGGCAATCAGGGAGCTGGCCCGGCAGGCAGAAACCGCTACTGGACCCGTGGCTGAACTGGTGGAGAATATGACCCGAAAGAGCGGCCGGGAGCTGCTGTTCGAGTCCCTGCTGAACATCTGTAAGGCTCTGGAGAGTTATTTCGGGGCGTTGAAAGAGGCATGGAATGATATTTTCCCGCCCGCTACTTCCGAACAGCTCTATGGCATCATTGAGGGACTAAACCGCTTCACCGAGGGGTTAATTCTGTCTGATGAAACCATGGACAAGGTCAAGCGGACTTTCAGCGGCGTATTCGCGGTGCTGGATATCGTAGGGCAGGCATTGTCAGCTCTGTTTAATGGCGTCAAGCCTTTGCTGGGCGGTCTTTCCTCGCTGGCCTCCGGTTTTCTATCGGTTACGGCGGCTGTGGGTGACTGGTTGACCGGCATTGACGGAGCCATTCGGGAAAACGATACCTTTAATAAGGGCGTTCAGAAATTGACAGGCCTTATCCAGGGAGCTGTTACGGCTGTTCTGGAATTCGCCGACGCTGTACGGGAGAAACTGCACCTCCCCACTCTCACCGAGGCAAAGGAGTCTGTGCAGGACTTCTTAAACGCTATCAAGGAGAAAATCGGGGCTCCGGGGTTGGAACTGGTCCAGACCTTGATGGAAAAGATCGGGGAACGGCTTCAGGCAGCCGGCGAGGCCTTGGCGGAATTCAAGGACGGCATCCTCTCTTCTTTTGACAACATCGACGCTGCTGTGGCTGGAAGCGCTTTCTTCCAGGTCATGCAGGCTCTGTTCAACGGAGTAAAAACCCTGGCCGGCGGGGCGATTGATATCCTGGGCCAAGGACTGAGTACACTGATTACAGCCATTGGAAGCGCTGATTTCAGCGGCGTGCTGGATTTTATCAACGCGCTTTCCTTCGGAGGTATCGCGCTGGCCATCAAGAAATTCACCGAGCCACTGGAGGCCATTGGCGACATCAAGGACAATGTTGTGGGTATCCTCAACAGCGTAAAGGGATGCTTTGAAGCTTACCAGAGCCAGCTCCAGGCCGGCACTCTGTTGAAGATTGCCGGAGCGATTGCCATTCTCACTGCGGCTATCGTAGCTCTGTCAGTGGTGGATTCGGCAAAGCTCAATGTGGCTTTGGGGGCAATTACCATGCTGTTTGTGGAACTGATGGGTTCCATGGCAGTGTTCAACAGCATCAGCGGTGCCGCAGTAAAAGGTCTTGTTAAGAATGCTACCGCAATGACGCTGATGTCTACCTCAATCCTGATCCTCGCCGGCGCTATGACAAAACTGGCGGATTTGGAATGGGATGATATTGCTCAGGGGCTGGTCGGCATTGCCGGTATGGCGGGCGTTCTGGTCGCGGCATCCAAGCTTATGTCCAACAGCGGCGCCATCAAAGGCGCGACGAGCCTCGTGGTGTTTGCCGCGGCCATCAATGTTTTAACGACTGCTTGCAAGGATCTTGCAGTTTTGGATTGGAGAGAACTGGCCGCCGGATTGACCGGCGTAGGCGTTCTTCTGGCGGAGGTCGCCGTTTTCCTCCGTGTGGCAAAGTTTGAAAGCGGTGCAGTTTCTACGGCGGCGGGCATTGTTGTGCTCTCCGCTGCAATCAATATTTTGGCGACAGCCTGCGCTTCTTTGGGCGGGCTGGATATTCCGACCCTGGTCAAGGGACTTGCCGGTATTGGTACACTACTGGCTGCTCTGACCGCCTTTACCAAGCTGACCAGTGGAAGCACTAATATGGTGGGTATCGGTACGGGGCTTGTCCTGGTAGGCGCATCCATGAAAATATTTGCCTCCGCGGTCGGTGATCTTGGCGGGCTGGATATTCCAACATTGGCAAAGGGTCTCGTATCTATGGCGGCAGCTCTGCTTGCGGTCGCAACTACCACTAAACTCATGCCTGGCAACCTGGTGGGCATTGGGACCGGCTTGGTTGTTGTGGGGGCGGCGCTGCAAATCATGGCCAGTGTTCTGAGCCGGATGGGTGGAATGAGTCTGGAAGAGATCGGCAAGAGCTTGCTGACCCTTGGCGGCTCCCTGACAGAGCTGACGATCGCGCTCAAACTTATGCAGGGGACTTTAGCGGGGTCTGCGGCTTTGCTGGTGGCGTCTACCGCTCTATTGGCGCTGGCTCCGGCTCTGCGTTTGATGGGCGGAATGAGCGTGGCAGAAATCGCCAAGAGCCTGATTACATTGGCGGGGGCTTTTACCGTAATCGGTGTAGCCGGTGCGGTGCTGACTCCGCTCACTCCGACCATCCTTGCACTCGGCGCCGCGCTTGCCTTGATTGGCGTCGGCGTAGCCGCAACGGCGGCGGGCGTTGCTCTTTTGGCGGCGAGTATCACGGCATTGGCCGTTGCTCTGGCCGGAGGTGCTACCGCTATCGTGGCCGGCGTTACTGCAATCATCAGCGGCGTGGCGGCGCTTATCCCGGCAATTTTGACCCAGGTAGGCGAAGCTATCATCGCATTCTGCGAGGTAATTGCACAGGGTGCTCCAGCGATTGGAGAAGCTCTTAAAGCTGTGGTGCTCACCCTGATTGATGTACTGGTGGAGTGTGTTCCCGCACTGGCGGAAGGGGCTCTGACTCTGATTGATGGGGTATTGGAGGCACTTGTAAACCATACCCCGAGTATTGTGGATTCTATTTTCCAATTCCTGATCGCGGTGCTGGAGGGCGTTGCACAAAATCTGCCGGCGTTGATTCAGGCGGCGGTGGATGTGCTGATGGCGTTCTTCTCCGGTATTGTAGACGCGCTGTCTGGACTGGACACCGACATCCTGCTCAAGGGCATTGTTGGCGTAGGCCTTTTGGCCGCCATGATGTCGGCCTTGAGTGCCGTCGCTGGGCTGGTCCCTGGTGCCATGGTGGGTATCTTGGGTATGGGCGCGGTGATTGCAGAACTGGCACTGGTGCTGGCGGCAATAGGCGCTCTGGCGCAGATCCCCGGCCTGAATTGGTTAATCAACGAAGGCGGCGCATTGCTGGAGAACATCGGCAATGCAATCGGCGGATTTGTAGGCGGCATTGTCGGCGGGTTTATGAGCGGCGTCACAGGGCAATTCCCTGAAATCGGAACGGACCTGAGCAATTTCATGACCAATGTGCAGCCGTTCGTGGAAGGGGCAAGTAAGATTTCGCCGGCTATGATGGACGGCGTAAAGGCCCTTACCGAGGCAATCCTGCTGCTCACCGCAGCGGATATTCTGGACGCGCTGACCTCCTGGCTGACCGGAGGCTCTTCCCTGGCGTCTTTCGGAGAGGATTTGGTTCCCTTCGGCGAGTCCATGCTGGCGTTCTCTCAGTCTATCGCCGGGATGGACGGCAATCTGGTATCCAATGCGGCAATCGCCGGAAAGACGCTGGCCGAGATGGCCGCCACCCTTCCCAACAGCGGAGGGGTCGTAGGATTCTTCACCGGTGACAATGACATGGATACCTTTGGCGAACAGCTTGTGTCCTTCGGCGGAGCCATGATGGCTTTTGCGGGGACTGTTCAAGGTCTGGATGCAGAGGTGGTTACAAATGCGGCCACCGCAGGAAAAGCTATGGCTGAAATGGCGGCGACCCTGCCGAACAGCGGGGGTGTTTCCGGTTTCTTTACTGGAGAGAACGACATGGACGCTTTTGGCGAACAGCTCGTCCCCTTCGGGCGGGCTATCAAAGCCTTTTCCACCGAGGTGGCCGGTCTGGATGTGGAGGCGGTACAGAACTCTGCCACAGCCGGACAAGCCATGGTGGAGTTGGCCAAAACGCTTCCCAACAGCGGAGGTGTGGTGGCCTTCTTTGCGGGGGAAAACAATCTGGATACCTTCGGAACGCAGCTTGTTTCCTTCGGAAGCTCTATCAAAGACTACTCGCTGGCTGTGGCCGGCCTGGATACGGAAGCGGTCGCCAAGTCGGCCGCCGCCGGGCAGGCACTGGTGGAGCTGGCAAATACCATTCCCAACTGTGGGGGTCTTGTGACCTTCTTCACAGGGGACAACAACATCGCGGACTTTGGCTACGATCTGGTGCTGTTCGGTCTGGATTTGGCCGCTTATGCTGCGGCGATCAGTGGCGTACAGCCGGACGCGGTTACGGCTTCGGCCAATGCGGCTTCCGCTCTTTCCAGCCTGGCTTCCGGACTTCCCGACATCACTTTGTTTGACAAGTGGTTCGGTGGAGAACAGACTCTGGCCGATTTTGGTGATGACATTGCGGCTTTCGGCGAAGACATGGGTTATTACTATTCCCAGATTGCCGGAGCAGACCCCGCAAGATTGTCGGGAGTCATCAATCAGGTTTGGCGGCTGGTGGAGCTGGCAGAAGGAACACAGAGTCTTGACGCCAGCGGATTTTCCAATTTCAGCAGTGCGCTGAACGCCATGGCTCTGGCTGGCCTTGATGGCTTTACCAGGGCGTTTTACAACTCCAATACGCAAATCAACAACGCGGTATCCAGTATGCTGGGCACAGTGGCTTCGTCCATTCAGTCCCGTATGCCGGCGACCGTAGCAGTCATAGGAACTCTGGCGGACGGGCTGACCAATGCTGTCCGCATGGAGATCCCAGACATGAACCTGGCGGTCGTATCCATGATTCAGGGCGTTGCGACTACGATTCAGCGCCGTGGAGAAACGGTGAAGGTCACGGTCAGCACGCTTCTGATCCAGACATTGGCCGTCATCAACAGCCGGCGGGGGCAGTTCGTCTTGGCCGGCGAAAATGTGACGCAAGGCTTCGCGGACGGCATCCGCGCCAATATCCAGACGGCAGTAAGCGCCGCCGCGGAACTGGCAGATGCAGCTCTGGCCGCGGCAAAAGGCCGGCTGGACATCAATTCTCCTTCTGGGGAATTCAAGCTGCTGGGTATGTATGTGGATGTGGGACTGGCCAACGGTATCAAAGAAAACGCTTATACCGCGACGAATGCCGCGGTTTCCATGGCAGCCGTTGTGGTTCAAGCATTCAAAGACAAGCTGGAGATCCACTCTCCCTCCGGGGTGATGCGGGATGAGGTCGGGCGCTTTATTGTTATGGGCATCGCCGAGGGCATTACCAATGACATGAGCGCGGAAGAGGCCGCCGCCAAGAAGGCGCAGAACATCGTCAACGCTTTTAAGACCGAGCTGGACAAATTCGACCTGGACGCCTCTACCGCAGATTTGGAATACGAACTGTGGGAGAAGCTGTATGGCGCGACTGCTACCGCTTCGGAAAAGGAAGCCATGGAGATGCCGGTCCTGGCAAACAAGCTTCAGCTGCAAAGTCAAAAGGTATCCTATGCGCAGGCGGAGTATCAGACGACGCTGGAGCAGCTTGGAGCGGCCAGTGAGGAAACTCAGGAAGCTTATAATAAGCTGTTGCAGGAGCAGATCGACCTGGCTTCGCTGGCGGAGGAACTGAATACAGCCCAGGCGGAAGCCACGGAGCGAAACCGGGAGGCCTTCCAGAAGTATGCAGACTACCTCAATGAGAACCAGGAAACTTTATTGAACTTTGGCTTTAGTCTGGAGGAAATCAAAGCCGCCGCACAGAGCAGTACGGGCTATGACCCGAATGCCATGACGCAGAATATGAGCGTGGATGTGCAGAAGGTGGTGGCCGATGCCATGAAGAATGTGCAGGTGGCCTATCAGACTGGCGCCGAGGAAACCTTCCATACGCTGGTGACTCAGTCCACCGAGATTGGGACCAGCATGGCCGCAGGTATTGGCACGGGACTTCAAAATGGAGCATCACAGGCCGTTCAGGCCGGAGCTACCTCCATGGTGACCGCCTGCGCCGACAGTATTACCAGCCAGTCTCAGACTTGGAACCAGGCGGGAGGCGTGCTGGTAGACAGCTTTATCACCGGTATCCAGAGTAATGTGGAGCGGGCGGCTCAAGCAGCGGCCAATCTGGCCAACACGGCCTATCAGGCCGCTATCAACGGAATTATTACTGCGTCGGATACCAACGCGTCGATCCTTGTCCTCCAATACAGCGACGCCCTGCGCAATCAGTCAGACGGCTGGGGAGAGATCGGGAATGCGCTGGTGGACGGCTTTGCCAACGGTATTCTCGCCAGTCAGGATAAAGTGACCAATGCGGCTGTTTCCCTGGTTTCTGCCGGAGCCAACAGCATTGTTGGACAGAAGCATCTCTGGGCCAATGCCGCGTCTACGCTGGTGGACGGTTTTATTGAGGGCATCCGCTCCAATATTGACCGGGCGGCACAGGAAGCTGCGGCCATGGCGGTCGCGGCCTACTCCGCTGCCATGAGCGCCATCGGCGGCGGAAGCTCCGGCGGAGGCGTTTCCATCTCGGTGGGCGGCGGGGCCAGTGCGGTAAGTTCCGGCGGCTCGGTCCGCAGAGTGATGAATATGGACGACATGGTATCCAGCGCGAAAACCGGAGCGGCGCTCACGACAACTGCGGCGCTTAGTTTGTCCCCCATGGGAACTTTGGCCAGGGCGGCCAGTGTGGCGGCATCTGCGGCGCGCAAGGTCGCGTCTACCGGAAGCTCCAAGGAGAGCAGTTCCGGAGGGACTACCGTTCAAAACTTCACCCAGAATAACTACTCGCCCAAGTCTCTGGATCGCACGACCATTTACCGCAACACCAAGAACCTATTCTCGCAACTGAAAGGAGGCGGACCCTGATGATTCAGTCCGTCACCGTGACAAACCCCAAGGGGGATTCTCTGAAGCTTGTTCTGCGGGACCCTGAGTCATCAGGGCTCATCATCCAGGAAATTTCCGGCCTTGGGCCGAGCAAGGCGAATATCAATTCAACGGAGCTCGCCACTATGGACGGCTCTATCTTTGCCTCGGCCCGGGCCACAGAGCGCAACATCGTACTTACCTTGATTCTGCTTCCGATTCCCAGCATTGAGTCGGTGCGGCAGAAAACCTATTCGTTTTTTCCAATCAAAAAAGCGGTGACCCTGCTGGTGGAAACAGATAACCGGCTGGTGGAGACCACAGGCTATGTGGAGTCCAATGAGCCCAACATCTTCTCCCAGCAGGAGACCACCCAAATTTCCATCATCTGCCCGGACCCTCATTTCTATGAGGCGGCCACCAATGAAATGGCCTTTGTGGGCGTCCAGCCGGTCTTTGAATTTCCGTTTGAGAACAATTCCCTGACGGAAAATCTGCTGGAATTCGGCGAGATCCGGCTGGATACCCGGGCGGAACTGAACTACGAAGGTGACGCCGACACCGGCGTTGTCATCAACATCCATTTTAATGGCGCGGCCACCGGTATCACACTCTACAATACGGTGACCAGGGAGGCCATGGAGATTGACACCGACAAGGTGGCGACCATTGCAGGAAAGGCCTTGATGCAGGGAGATGACATCATCATCTCCACGGTCAAGGGTGAAAAGTATATGCGCCTGCTGCGGAATGGCGCTTACACCAATATCATCGCCGCGCTGAACAAGGATGCGGATTGGTTCCAGTTGAGCAACGGCCGCAATGAGTTCAGTTTTACGGCGGAGACCGGAGAGAAAAATCTGGTGGTAACTTTCAACTACTGGAACGCTTACGGAGGTGTATAGTGTGGAACCGCTGATTTTGGATAAAAACTATGCCACTACTGCGGTGCTGGACAAGTTTGAGTCCTTTCTCTGGACGGACCGCTTCCGGGGCTATGGGGAGTTTGAACTCTATCTGCCGGTGGACACCACGGCTTTGGGCTTTCTCAAGCAGGACCACTATCTGCAAATCCTGTCTTCCGATCGAATGATGATTATTGAAGAGCTTCAGACCGACACCGATGCCGAGGAGGGCAACCATCTGACCGTCACTGGGCGGTCTTTAGAGTCCATTCTGGAGCGGCGAGTGGTGGCGGCCTACACTGTACTGTCCGGTAACTTTCAAAATGGAGTTCAGAAGCTCCTGAATGAGAACGCCATCAACCCCAGCAATTCCAAACGGAAAATTCCAGGTCTGATCTTCCGGGCTTCCACGGACGCAGCGATTACTTCGCTGACGGTGGACACGCAGTTTCTCGGGGAGACCCTGTATGAAGCGGTCAATGCCCTATGCGAGGAAAAAGACATCGGCTGGCGGATTCTGCCCTATGGGGACGGCGGCTTTGCGTTTGAGTTGTATGCCGGAAAAGACCGGTCCTATGACCAGTCCACGCTTCCGCCTGTTATCTTTTCACCCAGCTTTGAGAACATGCTGTCCAGCAACTATCGGGAAACCAAAAAATCGCTGAAGACGGCGGCCTTTGTGGGCGGAAGCGGCGAAGGAGCCGAGCGGACTATCACGGAAACGACAGACGACGCCGGAGGCGGAACCGGCCTGGACCGCCGGGAGCTCTTCGTAGATGCGGCGGGTGTATCCAAGCCCACCGTGGAGACGGACGAGGATATGTCCGAGGACGACATCGCGGATCTGGAGGCCGACGCCGATGCGGAGTATATCAAACAGCTCCAGGCCAAGGGCAAAGAGGCCATGGCGGAAACCAAGATTACCAAAGCCTTTGAAGGCGAGATCGACGCCACCCGGCAATTTGTCTACGGCAAGGACTTCACCATCGGGGATCTGGTCCAGGTGGTAAATGAATATGGCATGGAGGCCAAATCCCGGGTTTCCGAGCTGATTCAATCCCAGGATGTGAATGGCGAGGCGATCTACCCGACTTTCACTTCCATTGAAACTGACTGAAAAAGGAGGAAGACGCGTGGCATTCACCTATGGGTTTTACAACGCTTTGGACCATGACCGGAAATACAACGCGGAACAGATTTCAAGAATTTTTGACACGCTGCTGAACGACGGCGTCTTCAGCCATGTGGAGGGTATTTACGGCACTGTTGCCGGCGAGGGTTTGCAGGTTATCGTAAAGCCGGGACTGGCCTGGTTTGACCATACCTGGAACCAGAACGACAGCTCTATGCCTCTCTCCCTGGCGCCGGCAGATGTAACTCTGACCCGGTATGACGCGGTAGTGTTGGAGGTCAACAGCGCCGACCGGACCAACAGCATTAAGATTGTGACCGGAACGGCGGCGGTGAGCCCGTCCAAGCCCACATTGGCCAACACGGAGACTCTGCATCAGCACGCTTTGGCCTATGTAAAGGTAGCGGGTGGGGCGACCTCCATCAAAGCGTCGGACATTGAAATCGTGGTTGGCACCAACGCCTGCCCCTTTGTAACCGGTATTCTGTCCACAGCCAGCATCGAGGTGCTGTTCCAAGCATGGCAGGAGGATTTCGACATCTGGTTCGACAACCTGCAAGCCCAGATGAAAGGCGATGTGGCTGCCAACCTGCAACGGCAGATTGATGAACTGAAAGAGGGCGCCCACAAGATCTACACCGGCGCCACCGCACCGGCCAGCAGTTTGGGCGAGGACGGTGACACCTATGTCAAAATAAGATGACAGCGATTTTATTCTTTTGAACAAGGCGAAGGACCTGTATGTCTACACTTCGGAGGCTGTGGGCAATGACAAAATCATCCCGCGGCGGAGGTTTCGCATTACGGGTCAGCGCCTGGAGAGTCTTGCGCTGGACATCTATGCCAAAACTCAACTGGCAAATGAGAAGAGCCGGGAACGGGACTTCGTGGTGCGGCAGGCTTTGCAGGACGAGGTCATCGCTCTGTGTCTGACTTTCGAGGGGTTGATTAACGCGTTGAAAGCTTCTTCCGCCTATCCCGGCATCAATTCCCATAAAGCGGAGGTCTGGACTCGAAAGAGTATGGATGTCCGCTATATTTGCTCTGCATGGCGCGATCACGAGCGCCAGCGTAGGGATCAATTATCCTGATATTTTTCATATGGGGCCGACCTGCATTGTGCAGTGAATTGGTGGCTGCGCTCCTCGAACTCCAGCAACAACAACAACGCGTATAACGTGAACACGGACGGGAGCCTGAACAACAACAACGTGTATAACGCGAACAACTGCGCTCGTCCCGCTCTGGCTTGCAAGTATGCCGAGATCAAGTAACCCTATCCAGGGGCGAAAGCAAGAGGTTAAGCCAAAGGAGGTCGGACCCCAGCTCGACAAGGGCGAAAAACCATGAAAAAGCCGACGCGCTTCGGCCAAGAGAGGAAGCTGCGCTATCAGCGGCTAATTGCTTGATATGACATTTGAAGAATTTACGAGCGTTCCAGTGATGGACGCGGCCTACCGTAAAACGCGAAGAGGCAAGCGGAGCAAGAAACCAGAGGCCATCTTTGAACTGCGTGAAACGGAAAATTTAATCCGCCTGAGCGACTGGCTGGCCAGCGGCAATTACACGCCGGCAAGGCTGGACGCGTTCATGATATTTGAGCCGAAGCCCCGGGAAATCAACGCCCCGGCTTTTCGGGACAAAATCGTGCAGCGCAACCTGACCGACAATATAGTCTATCCAGCTTTGGCGCCCTCTATCCCATTCAATGCGTTTGCGGCCCAGACAGGAAAAGGTCAACACTTTGGCCTGGATATGCTGGAGCAGCAGATGCGGACCTATTTCCTGCGGAAGAAGGCGGCGGATGAGAAACTGCGTATAGAGCAGGGGCTACCCTACCGGCCTATGGAGGAATGGGATTATTCAGACGGATGGGTCATCAAGGGCGATGTGCGGAAGTGTTTTCCGTCCACCGACCACGATAGGCTGAAAGCCGCAGTCTATCCTATGCTCTCGGACGAGCGTTTTTGCCGTCTGCTGGGGCTTTACATCGACCAGGTGAAGGGACTTGCGCTCGGGCATCAGACCAGTCATATCTGCGCGGTCTTTTATATGTCCAAAGTTCTTCACTATATCAATCAAGATCTCGGCTGTTCCCTGTCCGGCATGTTCATGGATGACTGGTACGCCATCGTGGACACCAAGGAGAGGGCCAAGGAAGTTTTGGCAAAGGCTACGGAGAAATTTGCGGACTTGGGTTATGAGCTGAATGAGAAGACGGAGATCTATCCGCTTCGGCACGGTATCGACTTCTGCGGTTTCCGGGTCTATCTCACCAGAACTGGAAAAGTGATCCGAAAGTTAAGAACTTCATCGAAGAAAAAGATGAAGCGGAGAATCGGTAAATGGGAGAAGGACTATGCGGCTGGGCTTATTACTCGGGAAGAAATTGAGCAGAGCTTTCAGTCGGCCTGCGCCCATTACAAACATGGCAATACCAAGGAACTGATCCGGGAGCTTCGCCGGCGGGTTGACGCCATTTACGAAGCGCATGGAGATGTCCCAATAAACAATGAAAGGAGAAACGCAAGTGAGCAAGAAAATCAGCACCCTGGCGGCCGGAAACCTGGTGAAGCTCAACGAAAACGGCGCTGCAAAAAAGTTCATCTTTCTGGAACATAACCATTACGGTAAGGGAGAGGTAACTCTTCTTCGTAAGGATACAGCGGGCTTCCGGGCCTTTGCGCCGAGTAATGGCAGCAGCTACAACGTTTATAACGGGTGCAGTCTGGATGACTTCTGCAATGTGGAATTCATCGGGCGGCTGGACCCGGTCATCCAAGCGTGTCTTATCGCGGTGCCTATCCCTACCATCCGAGGGCATGTACAGGGCACTTGGGATGCCACGGTACAGACCCTTCAGCGTCGGGGCTTCTCCCTGTCCTGCACCGAGGTGGGGCTGTCTGGAGCGGGTACGGAGGGCAAGAAGTTCTCCTATTTTGGTTCCGACGCCAACCGCATCGCCTACCACGACGAGACCACCACAGCAGTGGATTGGTGGCTGCGCTCCTCGGGCTCCAGCGGCAGCTACCGCGCGTATGGCGTGGGCGCGGGCGGGAGCCGGTACGACTACCACGTGTATTACGGCGTCAACTGCGCTCGTCCCGCTTTGGCTCTTTCCTCTGAACTCTTGGTTTCTAACAGCCCTGATTCCTCTGGGTGCTACACCATTGAGGACGCGGTCATCGCCGGAGAGCAGTATCAGAAGGTCAACGGCGTATGGCGCCGGATGTGCTGAGAGGAGGAAATCAAAATGGAGAGAACCATCATTAAAATCGAGCCGGAATGGAACAACGCCCACTGCTCCCTGGAGGGCGTGGACTATGACCTGCCCGGCTGGGCGGAGCTTCCGTCGGCGTTTCGCTCTGTGTGGGCGGCCCACGGCCCGTTCGTAACCATTACGACAGACGAGAAGGGCGCAATCACTGGGATGGAGGAATGCGAGGAGATCAAGCCAAAGCCCATCCCCAAGCTTGAGCCGGAGCCCACGGGAGATGAGGTATGGTCGGAGATGGCGGGTGCCATTCGGGAAGGAGTGAACGAGGTATGACCGATAAGGAATATGTTCTGACTACCATGCGGCGGTATGGAAGGCTGGCCGCCGAGGACCTTCAGGCCAGGGCACCGGAGATGACGGGGACGGAAATCATCGCGGAGGAGGAGTTCATCCCCGACTTCGATTCGACGCGGCAGTATCTGAACTATCCGGCGGGCTATCTCTGCCGGTCCGAGATCGGAAATGTCGTGAAGCTGATCCAGCCTTACGACTCCATCACTTACCCTCAACAGCCGGAAGAGCTGGAGTCCCAGTGGGGCTTCTACTGGAGCACAGACCCGAAGAAGGCCAAACCCTTTGTATCCAAGGCGACTTCTCCATTCAACACGGGAGACTGCTGCGTCTATGAGGGACATGTTTGGCGGTCCGGACAGGACGGCAACACATGGGCACCGGGCACGCTCAACATAAAGTGGGAGGACCTTGGAACGGTCGAGGAAATTATGGGCGCCGCGTAAGCGGAGAAAGGAGCATTTTTATGGAACTGTCTGTCATTATTGCCATCATTGGCGTGCTGGTCGCTTTGACCAATGTGATCGTGGAGGTGGCGAAGAAGGCCACATGGGACAAGCTGCCTACCAACATTCTGGCATTGATCGTAGGTGAAATGCTGACCATCGGCGCAGGCATCGCCTATTTTCAAATCAAGGACATCGCCATCGTCTGGTATATGATTGCGGCGCTGGTGGTGGCCGGCTTCATGGTGGCTTATGCGGCAATGTTTGGTTTTGATAAGCTGCGGGAAATCATGAACTGGGGTGAAAAGAAATGAGAGAGGTCATCCCGGAGAACGGGTATCTGGTCTATAAGGATACCCACGAGCGGGTGGTCTTCTATGAATGCGACCCTGCCAAGAATACCGAGTGCCGAAAGACCATGTGCCGGCTGGAGGGGCCGGAGGACGAGGGCGGCTTTGGCTTCTGCGCCAAGACCACCAATCCGGCGTTCCGAAAAGACGGTGGCAAGGCGTGGTATGCCGTGATGAAAACCCCGGAAGAGGGCGAGCCCTACTGGGGACGGGAGTACATCGAGGAGGCGTGACCTATGACAGTCCAAGAATGTATTGCCTATGTGGAAAGCCATATGGAGGTGCGCTACGCAACTCAAAATGGAGCTTACCGGTCCGGCCGGGTCATCTCCAAGCACCAGGGCTGCGTCAATCACTCGGTAGGCTGCGCCCAACCCAAGGCAGATGTGTTTTTTAATACCATGAACAAGGCCAGCGCCCAGTGGGGTGTGAACGCCATCCTCGGCGATTTCCACCTGGGAGAGGGCCGCATCCTGGTGACGATGGACCTGAAAGCCCGGCCTTGGGGGTGCGGGTCCGGTAAGAAGGGCTCCTGGAACAACACCAAGATTCAGTGGGAGGTCTGCGAGCCCGCCGGACACACCTACGCCGGAGGCACCATGGTGGCCTACAACACGGCAAAAAACCAGGCGTACTTCGACCGGATGTGGAAGATGCTGGTGGCCTGGAATGTATACTGCGTGGTCAAGCTGGGGTATCCGGTGTCGGGTATCAGCGACCACGCGGAATCCTACCGGGCAGGCTATGGCTCCAACCACAGCGACATGGGGCAGTGGCTTCCCAAGCATGGCAAGAGCATGGACGCCCTGCGGGCGGAAGTGCAGGCGATTTTGGAGAACAAGGAGGACGAGGAAGTGGATCTCGCTCAATTCAAGGAACTCTGGCATCAGATGCGCAAGGAGCTTCAGGACAATGACAGCAGCACATACAGCGAGCAGGCGCGGCAGTGGGCTGTGGAGAACGGCCTGATTGCCGGAAACGGAACGACGGTTGACGGTCAGCCGAACTATATGTGGGAGGACATCCCCACAAGAGAACAGCTTGTCACTGTCCTGTTCCGCTTCGCCCAGATGATGGGCAAGGCATGACGATCCAGATGACCAAACGGAAGAAGCCGGACTATTCCAAGCGGCTGGTGTCCGACATTCGGGCTCTGCTGTGGGTGGTAACGGTAGGCGGTTTACTGCTGGCCGCCTACTGCATCCACAAGGGATACACTGGCTCTCTTCCCTGGCTTTCGGCCATGGTGGGCCTGCCCTGGACCGCACACGGCGTTGTCTGCTCCTGCTATCTCAGCATGGCAAAGAGCGACCACAAAGCGGGCGGCGTCACCTTTGAAGCCGCAAAGGCGGCGAATTTCCAGACGCAGGACCGGGCGGGGAGCCAAAACAGCCCCGCCATCTGACAGACTAACAACTCAGGAGGTACGGGCATGGACCCTATTGTCCAGACGTTGGTCTCCGTTCTTTTGGCCGTCATTGCATCTTCCGGCTTTTGGACCTTTCTGCAAAAGCGAGCCGATAAAAAGGACGCAAAGACTGAACTGCTGATCGGCATGGCGCACGACCGCATCATGTATCTTTGCAGATGCTACATCGAGCGGGGCTGGATCACGCAGGACGAGTACGAAAATCTTTGTACCTACTTATACGACCCCTATAAGAAAAATGGCGGGAATGGGTCGGCTGAGCGGAATATGAAGGAAGTGGACAAACTTCCCATCCGGCCGAACGACTATCAGGAAGAGAGCGGATAAGACTACCGGAGCAATTCAAAATGGAGGAGCCGGATGGGGCTTTTCCGCACGGAGAGGGGCGGAGACGCCGATACCCCCCCCCTCTCTATTTATTGAACAAGGAAACGGAGGTGGGTTATGAGTTACCGAGTCGACGGGACAACTATCTACCTCACCAGAGGAGATACATTTGAGGCGCGCGTCGAGGCGATCCTCCCCGATTCCGAAGGAGCGGAGCCGTATATCCCCATGGAGGGAGATACTGTCCGGTTTGCCATGAAGGCCAATTATGAGGACGAAGAGCCGCTGGTGGTGAAGGACATCCCCATCGACACCATGCTGCTGATCCTTGCGCCGGAGGATACCAAAGCACTGCCCTTCGGGAAGTATGTGTATGACATTCAAATCACCTACGCCGATGGAAGAGTGGACACCTTCATCCCCAAAGGGCGGCTGCGTCTGACGGAAGAGGTGGACTGACATGCTGAAGACATTACCGGGAGAACTCTCGGCCGGAGTTCAGCTCACAGGCAAGCTCTCCGCCGCGCCGTCTCATTCCTATCCGCCATACACCGGGGACTATGAGGTAACGCCGAAAACCACGCCTCAGACGCTGGAAACAGCGGGCAAGGTCCTGGCAAAGGACATTGTCGTAAACGCGGTCCCCTACTTTGAGACATCCAATGAGCAAGACGGCTGGACCGTTTATATTGCAGAGGAGGTATAGCACTATGCCTGAAGGTAAGTATATCAACAAAGTCATCTATGGCGGGAAGACCCTGATCGATTTGACCGGGGATACCATTTCTGCCGACAAGCTTCTGGCCGGCATCACGGCCCATGACAAGAGCGGCGCTCCCATTACAGGCTCCTGCGCCTTTGATGTGGACTCCACGGATGCTACCGCTGCTGTGGCGGAAATCCTGTTGGGTAAGACTGCCTACGTACGAGGACAGAAACTGACGGGAACTATGCCCAACAAGGGCAGCGTCACGCTGGAGATCGCCACGGCCGACCAAGAGGCCACCATTCCCCAGGGTTATCATGACGGAGGTGGAAAGGCCGTTATCTCCGCAGCGGAAAAAGCGAAGCTCATCGCGGATAACATTCGCGAGGGCGTCACTATTCTTGGCGTAGAGGGGTCTATGTCTGGTTCGGAGGATATGAAGCCTCAGACCAAGACAATTACCCCGTCCACCGAGCAGCAGACGGTCATGCCCGACAGCGGGTATAATTGCCTGTCCCAGGTTACGGTGGAGGCCATCCCCTATTCCGAGTCAGATAATCCTGCTGGTGGAACTACGGTTACGATCGGAGGGTAAGGCAGATGGCCAACAGCGTCAACAAAGTCGTCTACGATGGAAGAACTCTGATTGACCTGACAAGCGACACCGTTGTCGCTGGGGCGATGCGTCAGAACTATACCGCTCATGACAAAAGCGGCGCCCAAATCAGCGGTTCTATTCCCGACCAGGACGCACAGACCATCACGCCGGGTACGGCCGATAAGACCATTCCAAGCGGAAGATATTTGGCCGGAGTACAGACCATCAAGGGGGACAAAAACTTGACCCCCGCAAACATCAAGAAGGGTGTCAGTATCTTCGGCGTAGCTGGGACGATGGAAGAGGGAGCCATGGTTTACTCCGGTTCTTCCAAGCCAAGTTCTTCCCTTGGGGGCGATGGCGACATCTATGTCAAAACAAAATGA